CTACGAGTTCACCGTCCTTCTGTTTATGATCCTCTTCTGCTACTTGGAGATGGCGAAGCTCTCCACGCCCAAGGTGTCGGCGCTGCCGGGTTGGTACTTGGCAGGGTTCTTCGTCTTGGCCGGCGCCTCGATCGCAAGCCTCGTCGGCCTCATCTACACCCTCGCACCACACGGAGTCTACTAATGTTCAACGTACTGCCTTTCGTTCTCATGCTGTCGCTCGTCGGCGGGACCGTCGGTCTCGTCTACCTCGTTGCCTCCATCTACTTCCGCTTCAAGGCGGCGCATTGGGAGGCCGCCATGGAAGCCATGTCCAGCGCCCCGCCCACCGAGGAAGAGGAGGCGATCGGAGACGAGTGGAATGGCGATGGCTTCCCCCCTCCCCAACGAGAAGCTGGTCAAGGTTCTCAAGGGCGAGCTGGCAGTCGGCATCGACGTCAGCGAAGACGAGGTCCGCAAGCTGAAGAAGGAGTACGACGATCGCGTCGCCGTACACGATCGCTTCCTGAAAGAGGCCGGCAAGCCGAGAGCGGTGAAGAACCCGGAAGCGAAGCCGATGCCCAAGGCCAGGGACATGGTCGGCATCACCTACCAGCAGGCGTACGAGAACGATCGTCACGACAAGGAAGTCCTCAACATCGAAGAGAGCGAGGACGTCACCTGTATCATCTGCGGTGCTTCCGCCGAGCACTTTCACAGTGGCGGTGAGGTTGCAGCCTATGTCAATGACCAGGTTCGCATCTCCTTCGCCCGCGCCATCGAGACCATGGACATCACGCTGCTGGACAAGATCGACATCGACAAGCTCTACGTCCGGTGCAATGCCGTCGTCCACAACCACGCCGACATCAAGGCTCTGCTCAAGCTCGACCAGGTCTACTTCAAGGCCCTCCAGATCCTCAGGGAAGAGGAAGAGGATGAGGCCTTCTACCAGCAGACGCTGGCTGAGGCAGCCAGGGGCCCGCAGCAGGTAGCGACTCCATCGGACCAGGACGTGCTCGATCTCGCTCCCGATGATCTTCTCAGGATCTTCGACCTCGAAGAGGGTGACGTCGAGTTCAAGGAGCCCAAGGCCAAGAAGCCGCGCAAAAAGGCCAAGAAGGTGGCGAAGAAGCCGCGTCGCCGCTAGCATGCCCCTGTACTATTTCAAGTGCGCCAGTGCCTGCGGCCGTGAGGTTAGGTTGATCCTGACCCCGGCCCAGGCAGGCGCAGAAAACATCTGCCCTGACTGCAAGAACGTCCTCAAGCGGGCGCCAAAGCCCCCCACGGCCAACGTCGTCGAAACTCTTGACAATGGCCATATGCCACGTCGCGTCGAGCGCCCCGCCGACGTCGAGCGACTGATCGCCGATCGAACGCGCAAAGCGTCGACGGAGAGCTGATATTCGCTATAGGTAGGGCATGGGTCGAGTAGCCCTCCGCAAGATCGTCCTCAGCAACTTCAGGTCCTTCAAGGGCTTGCACGTTGTCGATCTACCCGTTGAGGGTCTGGTCATCATCAAGGGCCAGAATAAGGACACGAGAGGCGACTCAGGCGCCGGCAAGACCAACATCCTCCTGGCCATCGCCTACATCTTCGGTTACTGCCCGTACGCTGCCACCGCCCTCCAGTGCTGGTACAGCGATGACCCGATGTACGTCGAAGCTACCCTAGAGACCGATGCTGGCACCGTTGTTGTTCGGCGCGGCGTCAAAGGTCTCGCCATCGGCAAGGTCAAGGGTAAGGCGGCCGAAGAGTTGCTGACGAAGACGTGTGGGGTGGACAGCTACCTGCGTCAAGCCCTCACTTACCGCGACCAAGTCAAGCCCATGCGCTTCTTGGACATGCGCGATGGCAAGATGAAGGAGTTCTTGATCGAGGTCTTGGGGCTCCAGGGCCTGGAAAAAGAGATCGACATCGCCCTCAACCGTCTCAACCAGAAGACGGTTGAGCTGGACCGAGCCAAGAAGGCCCTGGTAGATCGCCAGACGCTCCTGGAAGCCCTCCAGGCGCAGGCAGTCCCTTTCACACCCGAAGACACCACCGGCTTGGAAAGTGAGCTGGCGCAAGCCCAGAGCGAACTGGCGCAAATCAAGATGACACACCTGGCGGCTCGCTCCAGGGTGACCAAGGCCGAGGCCGACGAAGAGGCTGCCGCGACCGCTACCGAGCGCGCTGTCATGGCCAAGGGCGCAGCCCTTGCCGACAAGGTCCACGAATGCGATGGGCACATCGCCACCTTCACCGAGGCCATGCAAAAGGCGAGAGCTGCCTACGACGCCGAGACCGAGGCCATGAGGAAGGAGGCCAGGAGCCTCCACAACGAACTGGCGCGATCCTCTGGCTTGATGCTGGACATCGAGCGCATCCAGCGCGAAATCGAACACTTGCAGAAGAGTGTTTGCCCCACTTGCGATCGTACCTGGGCTAACGCGGAGGCGGCTCTAGCGGATCATGAAGCCGTTCTGGTTCAAGCAGAAGCCAAGCTGGCAGCAACCAAGGCCCACCAACCCCGCGTCCACGAGCTGGATGAAGCCATCGCCAGCCGCAGGTTCCAGCCAGACTCGCGCCTAGAAAAGCTGAAGCTCGTTCGCGTCAACCTAGCCCAACAATTAGCCGTCATCTCGGCAGAGGCCCACACGGCCAGGCGTGCCTTCTTGGGCGGCGATCGGGCGTCAAGCCAGCTCCGCAAACAAGAGTCGCTGGCAATGGAAGACCTGATCAGCGCTCAGACGAAGACGACGGCACTGGAGGCCCAGCTCGGGTTTGCGAGACAGTCGAATCGTCAGGGCCAAGCAGCCTGGGATGCGCACCAGCTCAAGACAAAGGGTATGGCAAGGGGATTGGTGGAGCTGGCCCTGGCCGTTACGGCGGCAGAGTCGGGATATGGGGTCGAGGAAGACTACGTGAGCTTGCTCAAGGGATTCCGCAACAAAATCTTCGACGAGGTCTTGGCCGCGATCGGTGCTGAAGCCACCAACATCATCGCAACCCTGCCCAACGCCCAACACATCGCCATCGAGTTCCGTAGTGAACACGTGACGCAGAAGGATACCGTTCAGGAAAAGATCTCGGCCGTCACCACGGTCCACGGTCACGAGCGTGTACTGGCGGAATCGGTCAGTGGCGGCCAGCTCACCAGCATCAACCTCGCCGTCGACCTCGCCGTGGCTCGCGTCATCAGCGCACGCCTGGGCTGTAACTTGAACTGGATCATCCTCGACGAGTCCTTCAACGGGCACGACAACATTACCAAGGGTTCGTGCTTGGAGATGTTGCAGAAGTACGCAGCCGACAAGCTGGTGATCGTCGTCGACCACACGTCCGAGTTCAAGGAGATGTTCACCCAGACCATCGTGGTCAACTACCACGAGAAAGAGTCGAGCCTAGCATGAGCAAACCAGCCCGCTTTATCACCCACCACGACATCCTCAAGATCCAGGGCTGGGCCAAGGAGAACTTGATCGCCATGCCCGGGGATGCCACCATGCTCAACCTGGGACGCCCCATGAACCAGGGTGAGCGCCTGGCTGTGGCCTATGTCGGCGCCGTGCTCTCGCTGCTCGGGGAAGATACCATCCACGTCAAGGTTCAAGAAGGGCGACCGCCAGACAGCGAGCCCCTCGAATGACCTCTCAGAGCCTACTGGAGAACTTCTACTCAAACGCTGGCGAGTTTTTTATCATCATCAGGTCGGACGGGATCATCGTGGTTGAGGATCCGAGATCGATTGATCGGCCAGGTCCGCCAGAGGCTCTGTTGCGACTGTTCCCGCGTGCCCGCGATGCCGTAAGGTTCTTGAAAGAGACAGGAGACGATACCGACACCCGTGTCATGAAGACGACGCTGGTGGGGTTGTGGACGATCCTCGGCAACATCGACAGCCTCAGCAGGAAGTGGTTCAACGCCCCCGTCAGGGTGGAAGTGGCAGCCTTCTCCGACGCTGGCGAAGTGATCACGGTTGACACGCTCAGAAGTTACTACTCCCTGCCCTGCTGATTCGCTATACAGGTAGTGAACCCCAAGGAGACGACAAAATGGGCAAGGGCAAGGGTCGAGTTCCAAAGAAGGAAAAGGACAAGTTCGACGGTCTCAGCCAGGAGTTCAGGGGCGCCATCGACGGCTCCAGCACTGAGGAGATTCGCAAGCGAGTCTCCGAGGTCGCACTCCTGGATGCAACCGAGAAGCAGGTGCTCAAGAACGACCCCGACGTCGTTTCTGCCCGCGAGGTTCTGAAGAACCTGATGGAGCCCTACCGCGAGAACTTCAAGTCGTACAAGCTCCAGATCGAGTACTGCCGACAGGCGCTCGATGGCAGCGGCAAGGACACCACGACCACGGCGACCGCCAAGGCAATCGAAGGCATCCTCAACCCCGATGGCACGGGGCGCACCACGGTCTCTCACAAGCCGATCGGGTCCAAGGAGTCGACGGTCCTGCGGCAGGGAACCGACACGTAGTTCACCCGACCACCCCGTCAAGCCCGTCGCCTCCTCTCCCCTTGACGGGGTGGTCACTTTCTTCCATGCGAATCCTAACGCTAGATCTCTCAACTCACGCCGGCTACGCCATCATGGACGGGGAGCCCGGTACGAAGCCGCAGCTAGTCTTCCACGGCACCATCGACATCGACAAGAGCTTGCACGAGTTTGGGAAGTACCCAGACTGCTACCGCAAGGCCGCACGACACATGGCGGCCCTCATCCATTTTAACGTCACCAACATCGACAAATTTGAGGTGATCGTGATCGAGGAGATCAACCTCGGTCGCAATCGCTATACACAGAAGCTGCTGGAGAACATCCACACGGCAATGCTCGATCAGATCGAGAGCTTCTGGCCGCACGCCAAGGTGGTCTACCTCGACTCAAGCGAGTGGCGCCACAATCTCGGTCTGAAGATGACGAAGGAGCAGAAGAAGCTCAACGCCAAGCTGTCCAAGGCGAAGAAGCTAGCCGCTCAGACCAACATCAAGCTCGACAAGAAGAAGCTCGGCATCAAGGGCAAGGTCAACGCCAAGCACCTGGCAGTGGCCCATGCCAACACAATTTTTGGCTTGCAGTTGAAGATGAAGCAGAACGATGCCGCAGATGCGATCTGCATCGGTCTCGCCTTCTTCAACGGCGCAACGCCATGCGATGGAGTTCAGTGATGGGTAAGGAATGGAGCACCCTGGCCAAGGTGGTGTTCAAGAGGACGTATGCACGCAAGCTCTTCCAAGGCACTTCGCTGGAGCGCCTGGAGAGCTACGCCGAGACCGTGGATCGCGCCATCATGGGCAACGTCCGCAATCACAATGTCAGTGATGCCGAGATTGCGCGTCTCAAGTACTTCATGAACGAGCGCAAGGCAGGCCCCGCCGGTCGTGGCCTCTGGTTCAGTGGCACCGAGGCCCACTACAAGATCGGGGGCGTCGCTCTCAACAACTGCTGGTTCGTTACCAGCGCCGACTGGCTCTCGTTCGCCATCGCCTGCGATCTCCTCATGCTCGGTGGCGGTGTCGGCATCAGCGTCGAACACAAGTACACGTCGAAGCTACCCAAGATCAAGAAGGGCGTCGTCATCGCTCACAAGGGAACCAAGGATGCGGACTTCATTGTCCCCGACAGCCGCGAGGGCTGGTGCGAGCTGCTACGCCGTGTCCTGGAGGCGTTCTTCGTCACCGGCAAGGGGTTCACGTACTCGACGGTGTGTGTTCGTGGCTATGGTGAAGCCATCGCCGGCTTCGGTGGGACTGCCAGCGGCCCCATCCCCCTCATCGAGCTGATCACCAACCTCTGCGGCATCATCATCGCCCGCGAGGGCAAGGCCGTGCGTCCGATCGACGCCGCCGACGTCCTCTGTGCCATCGGCGACATGGTTGTCGCTGGCAACGTCCGCCGTTCGGCTATCATCATCATCGGCGATGCCTACGACAAGGAATACCTGAAGGCAAAGCGCTGGGACCTGGGCACGCTGCCGAAGTACCGCAGCTCTGCCAACTGGTCCATCAACGTCGAGGACATCGAAGACGTCCACCCGACCTTCTGGAAAACGTACGAGCACGGCGAGCCCTTCGGCATCGTCAACATGACCAACATCCGCAAGTACGGTCGCATGGGCGAGCTGCGAAAGGACACGGCAGAAGGCGTCAATCCCTGCGGCGAGGCCACGCTGGAGCCCTACGAGCCATGCAACCTACAAGACATCGACCTCCCCAACCTCGACGGTGAGGCAGAGTTCTTCGAGGCCTGCCGCCTCATGCAGCGCTGGGGCAAGCGAGTCACGTTGGAGCGCTACCACATCCCGCAGGTGGCTGAGGTCATCGAGCGCAACCGCCGCATCGGGACCAGCATCACCGGCTGCTTGCAGTCGCCCCTGTTCAACCCCCACACGCTCGACCGCGCCTATGCCGAGATCCGCAAGGCCGACACCGAGTACTCGAAGGAGTTGGGCATCAATGAGTCCATCCGCAACACGACACTGAAGCCATCGGGTACGAAGTCAAAGATGGACGATGTCGATGGTGAGGGCATCCACGCCGGCTACAGCCGCTACGCCATCCAGCGCGTTCGCTTCGCCTCAAACGACAAGCTGCTCCCAATTCTCCGGGAAGCTGGCCACCACATGGAGCCGGTCATCAACCTGGACGGAACCCTCAACCACGGCACCCAGGTCGTCGATTTCTACAAGAAGGCCCCCGAGAACCTGCCCTGCGCCGACGAGGGCTTCGACACCTGGAAGCAGCTCGATGCCCTCGTTGTAGCTCAGCGTCACTGGAGCGACCAAGCCGTCTCCGTGACCGTTTACTACAAGCGTGAGGAGATCCCGCAGATCAAGGCTTGGCTGGGCCAGAACCTGAAGTCGCTGAAGTCTATCTCCTTCCTCTGTCACTCGGAGCACGGCTTCAAGCAGGCCCCGAAAGAAGCTATCTCTCGGGAAGAGTTCGAGAAGTTGAGCGCGAAGATCAAGCCCATCGACGTCGATGGCATCGGTGAGGGCGATCTCGACAGCCTCGAATGCGCTGGCGGGGTCTGTCCTGTCAAGTAGATTCGCTATACAGTAGCATGGCTGGTATGATGGACGAGTTTGCCGCCTCATTTGGTGGCGGGAACCAGGAAGACGAATCCGAAGAGGATGTCGTTGACCAGGTCGTTCAAGAACTTGACGACGACGAGATCGACGACGAACTTCGCGAGGCCGAAAAGCGCCTATCGAAGGCGGCCTACTACAAGCAGATCGCGCTGAACGGAGTCATTGAAGACGACGGCTCGCCAGAGGCGTCAGAGATCAATGCTGAGTCCAGGCTCTGGGCCAGACAGCGCATGCTGGTTTTGCTCAAGGGGGAGCCAGTCATTGCGGCGCCGGTCGTGGCTGAGTCCCAGTTCAACGACAAGGAAGTCTTTGCCCTGAAGAAGGTGGCAGAGAAGATCCTGCTGTCCATGGGTGAGAAGCCTGTAGACCCTGTCGTCAAGAAGGTTCAGACGACTCCGGTCAAGCCAACCGTACCCACGGTCAGGAAGATCCAGACAACGGTCAAGAAGCCAGGCGGCTCGACTCCACCCAAGAAGCCCCCGACGCAAGCTCCTCCGGCAGCAAGCGCAGCAGCAAAGCCGAAGAAGCCGTTGAAGCCGAAGAAGGATGCCGACGGAGAAGTCGACTACGAAGCAATCCCGTCTGGCACCGTCTTCACCGACACCGACGGCCAGCTTTACCGCTTCCTCGACAACCCCAACTTCAACCCAGAGAACCCCCGGTCGAAGCCGCGCACTAAGATGAAGGTGACGACTCAGGTGAAGACCCCGGGCTCGATCCCGATGCCATCACCGTCACAGATGTCGGGCATCACAGCGGCTCAGTCGATGGAAGCCGTCAACATCGGTACCTCAGCAAGTGCAAGTAGTCCGTTTGGAGCTGACAAGGATGCCAGCCCAAACCTTTTCATCGCCGCAGCAGCCGGCGCACTCATCAAGGAATAGGAGAACAAGGAAATGAGCAATGGAGTCGTGAAGCAGGGGCTGCGTCAGCAGCAGAAGGGGCTTTCAGAGCGCGTCAGCGGTCTGGAGCAGAGCGTCGCTCGGATGCTGTTCGGCATCAATCAGCGCTTTCAGGGGACCGACCAGCGCCTGAGCGCGCTGGAGGAGAACTCGGAAGCGCTCATCGAGCTGAACGGAGCCGAGGACATCTCCCGCATCGTTCAGGAGAAGCGTGTCGAGCGCGCTCGTGCTCAGGCAGAGCAGGAGAAGGCGAGCCTGGACGAGGGCGTCAAGGACGGCTACGTCAATGCGACCCAGGCCGTCGGCGAGAAGTCGATCATCGTCGTTCGTTACACGGACAAGGACGGCAAGGTCATCGAGCCGGGTCGTGCCCAGCTCGTGATCCCGGGCGTTCAACCCAAGTTCAAGGACCAGCTCCTCGGTAAGGCCGTTGGCCTGAAGATGAAGCTCGACGACGGCGGTGAGTGCGAGCTGCTGGAGATCTACGACGTCGACGAGGACAAGGCTCGCGAGGTCATGGAGGCCAAGCAGAAGGCGGCGACCGAGGCTGCCATGGCTGCTGCTGCCGAAGCCGCGAAGGCGGATGAGAAGAAGGACGACGGCCAGCCGGCGGTGGAAACCGCTCCCGCTGAAGCGCCGCCGGCACAGCAGTAAAACCAAGACGGAGGGAGACCGCTATGGCGAAGGGCGACCGAGAGGCAAAGAAGGCTAATGAAAGGTCCGTGCTGGACTACCTCCAGCAGCGCGGCCTAGAGGACGAGACCAGAGTTCGCGTACGGCGCAACTCCGCTGCCACGGCTGCCGTGGGCAGGGAGGCATTGTTCTCGGACCAGCTCAAAGACGCCCTCTCGGAAGTCTTCACCGAGCGCGTGATCCCAAAGTTCAAGCCGGGCAAGTCCAAGGGGAAGACACAGAGGATCCTGAACGTGATCTTCTCCGACACCCACTACGGCAGCGACCTCGATCCGCGAGAGCTGGGGCACAAGTACGGGCCCGTCGAGGAGGCTCGCCGCACGGCAGCGGTCTGTCGTGAGGTGGCGCAGTACAAGCTGCACTACCGAAGCGAGACCGAGCTGTACGTTCACATCCTGGGCGACATCATCCAGGGTCAGCTCCACGACCAGCGAGACGGCAAGCCGCTCGCCGAGCAGGCGTCAGCAGCAATCCGCATCTTCGTCAACGCCATCACCTACCTCGCTCAAGCATTCCCCAAGGGCGTGACCGTGCTCTGCACCCCAGGCAATCACGGCCGCAACTCCGCTCGTCATCGTGAGCGCGCAGTCAATCAGAAGTGGGACAGCATCGAGACGATCATCTACACCGCCATCAAAGAGGCGGTTCGCAATATCTCGAACGTCAAGGTACTCGTCGACTACCCGGCCGAGTACGAGTTCGAGTCCTTCGACAACGTGGGCTATGCAACCCACGGTGACACTCACTTCAACCCGGGCTACCCCGGTAAGAATGTGGATGCCGGTGGCTTGAAGCGCCAGATGGACTCCAAAAACAATGCTCGCGTTCTCGCTGGCAAGAAGCCATACAGCCTCTTCATCGTGGGCCACGTCCACGTCGGGACTATGCTCCACCTCCCCGGCGGGGCAATCGCTCTCACGAACGGCTGTCTTCTGCCGCCAGACGCATATGCCAAGACCATCGGCATCGACACCACGTCCTGCGGTCAGTGGATGTGGGAGTCGGTCAAGGGCCACATCGTCGGAGACGCACGGTTCATCACCGTCGACTTCGACACCGACAAAGATGACTCCCTCGATGGGATCATCCAGCCCGTGCTGAGGTTGTAGGCCAGCGCGCCCACGGGGCGCGCAGAAGACACAGGAATGACAACGGCTCAAGCTAAAGCTCTCATCGAGAGCGATCCCGACTTCATCTACAGCAAGCGCTTCAATTACAGCCTCAAGGAACTGCAACTGCGGTACCCTGACGGCTGTCCAGATCGCATCATCGCCGCCGTCCTCATGATCACCGAGGACGACGTCGAGGCCGTGTATCAGAAGATCGTGCTCAAGCTCCGCAACTGCATGGGCCTCGGTTGATTCGCTATACGAATTGAGGAGGTTGGCGATGAAGAATGAGACTCGGAAGTCCACCCTGGACGAGCTGTCACACGCCGTCGGGGAGTACAACCACGCCAGAGGTAAGTGGCAAGAAGCTACGCGCATGGTCGAAGCCAAGCGCAAGGAAATGGAATCGTTCATGCGAGACGAGGCCAAGACCAAGGCAGAGATGGATCGCTTTGCCGCCACCCTCTACCGTATCGCCAACGACCTGGAGAAAATGCCGTGAACCAAGCTAAAACCCTGGAGAAGCTGCTCAAAGATCTCGAAGAGGCCTCACCAGCCGCTTTCTCGCCGGTTGCTGACGCAGCTCCCGGCCCCTTCCAGTTCAGCGATGCCCTGGACAAGAACAAGATCCGCGTCCAGAGCCCCAGCTACGTCAAGAAGAACTGTAACCACTGCTACGGCAAGGGCTTCGAGACCTACCTGATCGGGGGCGGTTACTTTCCCAAGGCTCCTGGGCACGTCAGCGAGCGCATTCCACGCCAAGCCCGCAGCCTCCGCGCCTGCCGCTGTGTGACTCGCGGCTACATCAGGGCTGCCATGGCCTTCATGAGAGCGAAGAAGGCGGACGAGTAGTAGCCGTGTGCAAGCACGATCACGTCCGCTTTGAGGATGGAACCCTACACCTGGTCTGCATCGACTGCGGACAGGTGTGGGCTGCCCTCGATCGCAAGGGCGGAATGATCAATCACATGCTGACCTACGAAAACCGCATGTATTCGCCAGATACCCGTCACAGCCGTTGGGAAGTACCCCGCCTCACCCCGCTCACCCCGCCCAAAAGTAGCCGCCACTGATTCGCTATACAGTGGTGAATGCGCAACTTCGCGACGCCACACTGCCACGTACAGTCGCTAGATAGCGCCAGCACGCCCCAGGCCTTCGCTGAGCGCGAGTTGGAGTTGGACACCGGTGTCATCACGGTGACCGACCACGGCTCTCTGGCGGCCTGCCAGGCCGTCTACGAGCTGGCTCGCGAGAAGAAGCTGACCCCAGTCCTCGGCCTTGAGGGCTACTTCCGCGACGACAACTGCCCCATCCTCCTCAATCAGGGTGTGTCTAGGGTCAACGGTAAGTTCGACAACTTCATCAAGTACCACCACTTCACCACCCACTTCCTCGATCAGGCTGCGTTCCAGGTGGGTGTCAAGCTCCTGTCACGAGCGCCCATCGAGAAGCACGGGTCTGAATCCAAGCCGCTCTTCAACTGGAGCGACATGGAAGAGCTGGGGGCAGCCAACACCACGATCACCACCGGTTGCCTCATCGGCATGGTGCAGCGCTTCCTCCTCGACAAGCAAAGCCCAGAACTGGCGATCAAGTATTACGAGCGGCTGCGGGCCCTGGTCAAGCCGGGGAACATGTACGTTGAGGTCTTCCCCCACATCTGCTCCCACAACTGGGTCGACGGCGTCTTCCTCACTCTCAAGGAGGGTGACGGTGCGGAGTTCAAGCTCCGCTTCTATTCTGGCAAGACACTCAAGACCAATGCGGGCGAGATCAAGGCCTCTGACCTGGCGACTGAGTTCAACCGCAAGGGCAACAAGCACGATACCTTGCTCGCGGTCAAGGACTACCACACCTGGAACGATCGCACCCCAGCCACCATCGTCGACGTTCAGGAGGTTGTGGACGAGCACGGCAACAAGGGCGCGTTCATCCAAAACGAGTGCCGCCCCTTTGCTCCCGATGGCGACGTCCAGCTCGGTGCCAATCAGTTCATGTTGGAGATGGCGCAGAAGTACGGCGACCCCATTCTCGTCAGTGATGACAGTCACTACGCCCACCCCGAGGAGAAGATCGTCCAGGACGTGCGGCTGGCGCAGTCGGGGTCGTGGCGCTTCTACGGCAGCTATCACCGCCAGTCTAGCGCCGAGGCCTTCGAGTACTTCAAGAACAAGCTCAACGTCAGCGAGAAGCAGTTCGAGGGCTGGGTGGAGAACAGCCACGCCTGGGCGTCCCGCTTCAAGGACTTCAGGCTGGAAGCAAAGCCGAGTTTGCCGACGAAGTTCTACGAGGAGAAGTATGCAGCGGTTGGCGCAACCAACAGCCTGGAGTACACGCTCCACCTCATCAAGAAGCGCGGTCGCTTCGTCGAGAAGCCGGAGTATCGGGCTCGGCTGAATCAGGAAATCAAGCTCCTCTACGCCAATGGCGTCATCGATCTCCTCCCCTACTTCTTCATCGACGAAGAGGTCTGCGATCTCTACACCCGCAACAACATGTTGACGGGTCCCGGGCGAGGTTCGGCCGCTGGCCTCCTCCTCACCTACTACCTCGGCATCACCCACGTCGACCCCATCCGCTACGGCCTCAGCCTGGACCGCTTCCTCACCCTGGACCGCATCAAGTCGGGTAAGCTACCCGACATCGACCAGGACTTGCCCTCGCGAGATCTGCTCGTAGGCCCCGACGGCAAGCACGGCTGGCTCCACGAACGCTTTGGTGATCACGTGGCGCAGATCTCGACCGTGATGACGCTGCGCCTCCGCAACGCCGTCCTCGATGTCACCCGCTTTACCTTGGGCAAGGTGCCGCCGGTGGTGTCGGACCTCACGCGCAAGTTCCTGATGCCGCCTCAGGGGCTCGACGACCACAAGTTCGTCTTCGGCTATGAGGACAGCGGGGCCTGGGTCGACGGCTCTATCGTCCACGACACGGCTCTCCAAGAGTACGTCAGACTGTACCCGAACCAGTGGAAGATCGTGCAGAAGTGTCTGGGACTAGGTCGTGGCGTTAGTCGCCACGCCTGTGCCTACGTTATCGCTAACAAGCCCATTGTCGAGATGGGAATCCCGCTGACCAAGATCAGCGACGTCACTTGCACCGCATTCACGGCCAGTGCCGTCGAGGCCATGGGCGGGCTGAAGATGGACTTCCTCGTCATCAACAGCCTCAACGACATCGCCGCCGCCATCAAGATGATTCAAGACCGATCTGGTCTGACCGTCCCCGAAGACGGCACGAAAGTCGATGGTCGGTGGGTTCCTAGCGTCCAGCTCGTGCCGTACAAGGGCAAGCTCGTCGACATCTGGGATTTGCCACCGGCTCAAGAGGTCTTCGCTGACATCGCCACCAGCAAGACTGAGACCGTGTTCCAGTTCAACACCCACGGCGCCCAGCAGTGGCTGAGAAATTTCGCCTTCAAGAAGGACAACGGCAACTATACCATCGACAGCGTCGATGAGATGGCGGCGTTCACCGCCCTCGATCGCCCAGGCCCGCTCGACGCCGCCGTCACAACTCCTGGCCAGAAGAGGCAGGAAGAGTGGGAGAAGAGAAAGCGTCGTCCATCGCCGTGGAGTGACACCATCACAGGCGGTGTTGGTCTGTCGCCCGGCGCCCCCATCCCAGGCTTCGAGCCCGATCGTTACGAGGATGAAAAGGATGGCAAGGTCCACAACATGCTCGTCGAGTACGCTCGGCGCGCTCGCGGGCTGGCGCCGTCGCCCGACATCTTCGCCGTCTTCGATAAGCTCTTCCCAGAGACCCACGGCGTCATGGTCTATCAGGAACAGCTCCAGCGCCTCTACCAGGAGGTGACCGGCTGTTCTGGTGCTGAGGCCGAGGAGTTCCGAAGCAACGTCGCCAAGAAGAAGAAGGAAAAGATCATCGAGGCCTACCCCAAGTTCATTGAGGGTGGCACCAAGAGCATGGGCTCGAAGGCGGCGGCGGAATCGGTGTGGCAGTTCATCCAGAGCTGGGCCGCATACGGCTTCAACAAGTCGCACGCTGTCTGCTACAGCGTTGTCGGCTACGCCTGCGCCTTCCTCAAGCACTTTTACCCGCTGGAGTGGTGGACAGCCGTCCTCCGCAACGCGACCAAGGAAGAGATCAACGAGAGCTTCTGGCGCCACTGCGGACACCTGATCAACCTCCCCGATGTGACCAGGGCCCACAACAACTTCGCCATCGTTGGTGATCGCATTCAGGCCCCGCTGTCACTGCTCCAGGGCGTGGGTGAGGTCGCCCACCAAGAGCTGGTTGCTGGCGCACCCTATACCAGCATGGCAGACCTCGTGGCCAAGATCGAGCAGAAGAAGATCGATGGCACGAGACCGGGCAAGGTCAAGAAGACGGTGAAGGAGAAGGACCCCAACACCGGAGAGGAGACCAAGAAGAGGGTTGAGGTCGATGGTACCATCAAGGGCCGCAGTGCCCTCAATCGAGGTATCGTCTACAAGCTCATCATCTCCGGCGCCATGGACAAGCTCTTCGATGAGGAGTTGACCACGAACGAGATGTTGGCTGCGTACGAGAAGGCTTGCTTCGACTACGAGCAGGCAGCCCGCGTCCTCGCCGGCAAGAAGCCGTCGAAGAAGGCGGCCCCACCACCAGTCGACAAGCGCTTCACTGGCCTCAACCAGTACACGCGCTACCAGCTCCGCAAGGAGATCTTGCCCGCGTACAGCGAGTCCGTGTTGAAGTCGTTGGTCGAGCGCAAGCACGAGCGCATCTTCCTGGGTTCACGCGGCTACGTCTACAAGTGGAGCAAGGCCGTCTCCTTCGGCGATCCCGAAGCTATCGCCAGGCTGTCGGCCGTCGAGTTCTCGGAGAAGGGGCAGGGGATCCGCGTCGCCGTGGCCGCCTATGTCTCCGACGTTCGCATCTTCCGCTACGGCGACAAGAAGCAGTTCGCGGCCTGTGATCTCAGCGTGGACGTTGACGGAGAACGCATGAAGTTTGTGCGCTGGCCGACCCGCGAAACCGATGAGGACGGAGAAGAGATCCAGTTCCTCGACCACCGCTTTACGCCGGAGCTGAAAGGGGCGCTGGTAATCCTCGTCCTCGGACGATTCAAGACAGGTCGCCAATTCAGCATCGACGACATCGAAGTTATTCAGCCGGCGTATGTAGCAAAGACCGAAGAAGAAACCGAAGCAGAGGAGAGCAAAGAATGACCACCCAGAATCTGGCAACACTGAGCACCGCCATCGAGAACGCCGCCGCCGTCGCCAACAAGCGATTGGAGGACCTACCGTCGTCGGTTCAGGGCGGATGGGCCACCGCAATCGCCGAAGCCAAGACCAAGCTGAAGACGCTGAAGGGCGAGTACAAGAGCGCTTTGCTGCGCAATGGCGTAGCAATCTTGCTAGAGGGCGATGCCCTCAAGATCAGCGAGTTCGTCAAGCTGGTCCGAGACGAAGGAGAAGGCCTCGCAGTCGATGCGGGCGCCCTCTACCGACGCCTCGCCGAGGGGGTCGAGCCCACGTTCTCTGACAGCCGACAGTGGGGTGTGCAACAGACGTACAAGCTCACGCTCGAACTCAAGGACGTGATGGAAGGCATCGGTCTGACCGAGCTGCCGATGGTGGATCGCAAGGTGATGCCAGTCTTGCCGACGACAGAAGACGTCGCCAACCACATCCGAACCATCGTTCGTGAGGTCGCAGGCGATGAGCTGAACCGACTCTACATCGAGGAGATGGCCCTCAAGGAAGCGTTCGAGATTCGCTATACAGGTACTTTGGCTCCTGTGCTGATCTTGAACGCAAATGCAGATGAAGCCGCCAATCTGGCCAAGTCATTTACTCAGGGTACCACCAGGGTAACCCTCAAGGAGGAAGACGAGATCAACAAGAAGTTCTTGTACAACGCATTCAAAGAAGCAAACAAGTCAATTCGCACCAAGAAGTAAACGCTCATAGAGCATTCGACCAACTCGCCCAATTAGGAGACACGCAAATGGCAAAGGGATTTGGCAAGGCAAACCTCGACAACACCTACGAAGGCTTCAAGTACTTCAAGCTCCGCACCCCCGACCAGCGCAAGGGCGAAGAGTCGACGGAGCTGGTCCTCCGACTGCTGCCGGCGATGCACTCGTACGAGGACACCAGCGACTGGAAGTTCTACTACGGGCAGCACTACGGCTACTTCGGGAACAACCCCCGCAACCCCGAGAAGCCCCGCTCGCGCCCGTTCGGCTGCATCCAGAAGAAGAACAAGAACAAGGAGATCGTCATCTCCTGCCCGAAGTGCGTCGAGATCGAGGGCGTTCGCGCTCTCCAGAAGAAGCGCGAGCAAGAGGTCGAGGCGGCTCACCCCAGCGCCGGTGACAAGGAGCTGCGCGAGATCAAGCGCGCCGACGACAAGCTCGCAGCCCTCGGCAAGTGGCTCTCCAACCACAACTGCGACAAGAAGTTCTGGATCAACTGCATGAACATGCAGAACGAGTTCGGCGTCCTCCAGCTCTCCTACAAGACCACGCAGGAGATCTTGATCCCGCTCCTCAAGAAGCTGCGCGACGAGGAGAAGATCGACGCCTTCGACGCGACCGCAGGCGTCTGGCTCAAGTTCACCCGCACTGGCGTCCGCCCCAGCGTCACCGACCGCATCGAGGTCTTCACCGAGACCGTCGACATCGGCCAGGGCCGCAAGGCGAAGATCAACAAGGTGGCGCCGCTCACGGACGAGCTGATCGAGAAGGCGCTCAAGATCTGCCCCGATCTCAAGACCAGCGTCGTCAAGTTCATCCCCGTCGAGACCATCCAGGCTCTCGTCGACTGCTCCGGCGACCCCGATGAAGTCGATCGCATCTGGCCGCAGGAAGCCGCCAAGACCGCGACTCCGGCGGCGGCTGCCACGACCACGGTCATCGAGACCAAGACCGTGGTGAAGGAGCCAGTGGGACTCAGCGCCACCGTCGATGACGACGAGGACGGCCCCGTGGACGACGAGGAAGTGACTTCGGCTCCGGCTCAGGCGGCTTCGACTGCGCTCACGGAGGAGGAGCAGTTGGAGGCGCAATTGGCCGCCATCCGCGCCAAGAAGGCCACGCAAGCGGCCCCGGCGGCATCCGCTGCCCCCGCAGGCGATCCGGCCGTCGACGACTTCCTCTCGAAGTTCTCGGCGTAGTCCAGACCTAAGCAGTGAGGGCGGTTCACCCCGCCCTCACTGCTTTTCTTTTTTTTTGGAGGATGTCATGGCCGAGCTACTGCTGAGCGCTGACGCGCTCGTGGTTCCGTCGAGTACGGGAAGACCACACACTTTCGACATGCGCAAGATCCACAAGGCAGAGTCCCGCCTGGTGGAGATGAACGGCATCACCAAGGCCAAGGCGGGCGAACTGCTCTACACCGTCATCGACGCCTTTGGCGACGCCAAGGACTACCACGCCACGCTCAAGGGCGAGTTCGGACGCTGCAAGCAGAAGCTCCGCAGCGTCAGGGGCGTGATCGTTCTCGACAAGGCACCAGACGAGCTGAAGGCCAAGGGGTTGTCAAGCGCCCGCTCACCCGCAGGCAGTGAAGACCTCCGCGACAGCGTCGTCAACACCAACACCGACTACATGTTCTGGGCAGACGTTCTGGCTCAGGTGGAGGTCGCCTCCGATCGCATGGAGGCGAAGGTAGAGAAGCTGAAGATGGCCTACTACGCCATCAGCGACCTCATCAAGGGGCCCGATGTCCGCCGCGACACCAGCGGTGGCGTTGGAGACGATGCCCCAGGCTCCCTCAGCCGATCCGAGCAGACACAGCAGTTCGTCGAGGAGCAGGCAACGAAGAAGAACTACCCGAAGGGATTCGGCGCAGCAAAGCTCTAAGAAGTCAACAACTACATTCGCTATAGCACAACTGAGGAGTACGCACAATGGCCAACAAATGGATGCAGAAGCTTCAGAAGATGGAAGGCGTCGTCACGGAGCGCAAGGACCGCTTCGCGAAGACCATCAACACCAACTCACCGTCCGTCAACTTCATCTTCGGGAAGAGCCACGGCCTCCCGCTCGGATACACCGCCGTCCTCTACGGACCCCCGAAGGGCGGCAAGTCGGTCCTCAGCCACATGATGGCGGGATGGCTCCACCAGAGCGATCCCGATGCCATCGTGGTCAAGTTCGACACTGAGTATCGACTCGACGGCCAGCTCGACGATGAGTCGATGCGGGTCTTCGGCATCGACACCGACCGCTTGCTCCCGATCATGACCAACAGCCCGATGACCATCTTCGACCAAATCGAGAAGGACATCGCCGCCAACTGTCAGGCTGGGGCACCGATCAAGATGATCATCATCGACTCTGTCTCCGGCATCCAGGGCCGCCGCGAGATGCAGAACGAGTCTGTGGAGAAGCAGACCATCGGCGACCACGCCCAGACGATCCAGATCGGGCTCAAGCGCATCCTGCCCGTCATCCGCGAGCACGACATCGCTCTCGTCCTCATCGCTCAGGTCCGGGCCGAGATGGACAGCACCGAGCAGATGCGAGGCAACAAGTTCAAGATGAACGCCGGCTTCGGTCTCCAGCACATGGCCGAGTACTTTATCATCGTCGAGCCCAACAGGAACGTGGCTGGCCGCAAGGACATGCTCGGGCGCGAGTTCGTGAACGAGGACGTCAAGGACTTGGCCGGCAAGGGCGAGTCCACGGCGATGAAGATCCGGGTCAAGATGAAGGACAGCTCCATGGGGCCCAAGGGGCGCATGGGCGAGTTCACCTTCGACTTCCACAAGGGCGTCACGAACCAGTGGGAAGAGATCGTCCGCCTCGGCAAGGGCTACGGCATCATCGAGAACCCGAAGCAGGGCTACTACAGCTTCGGTGGCCAGACCTGGCACGGCGAGGAGAAGATGATCAAGGCCATCGCCGACGATGCCGCGCTCCAGAACGGGATCGTGGAAGAACTGCGGCGCCGAGACGCGGGCGGCGCCTTCGAGAAGTTCGACAAGACCACCGACGAGGAGGTCAGCGCCGAATAGCTTTAACCCGACCGGCCCAGCGCGCATAGAGGGCAGTCCCTTTGGGAAAGTGGATGCGATCTCCACCGGTCGGCCCATTCGCTATGTAGAAGGTGCAGATGTACCACTTCAAGGGAGCAGATCCAGCAGTACTACTCCAGATCTTGAAGGAGTCGCGCCTCAAGTACGATCAGACCTCGGTCTCGTACGTCTTCACATGCCCCAGGTGTCAGGGCAAGAAGAAGCTCTATATCCGCAAGGCAGACGGCCGCTTCGTTTGCTGGAAGTGTAAGGAGACGGAGTCGTACCAGGGTCGGCCAGAGTTTGCCCTCGCCGATCTCCTCAGTCAGCCCGTCAAGCAGGTTCAGTCGCGTCTGTATGGCGGCGAGCACATTCCTGTCAGTCTCTACCTCGACGTCAAAGTCAAGGACTTCTTCGGCGATGATGACGACGTAGACGACGACGCCGTCGAGATCGCTACCACGTTCTGGCCCCTGGAGTACCTGCCCATCGATCACGTCCACGCCGCCCGTGGCGCCGAGTACCTGCACGGACGCGGGATCCCGCTCTGGATGGCGAAGAAGTACGACATCCGCTACTGCCCACAGAAGCGCCGAGTTGTGTTTCCTGTTAACTCTGGCCCGGCGCTGTATGGTTGGCAGGAGCGTATCGTCATCCCGAACAAGTTCATCGACGAAGACGGGAACGAGCGAGAAATCCCCAAGATCCTGTCATCGACCGGGATCCCCAGGGACAGGACGGTCATGTTCGCGGACAGGCTGCAAGGCGTCGACCACGCCATCCTGTGCGAGGGCCCCGTCGATGCCTTGAAGGCCCACTTCTGCAAGGGGAACGTGGCCGCCATGGGCAAGGCCGTGTCCAGGGAGCAGGTGCGCTTGCTCGTCAACGCCGGCATCAAGAAGCTCTACCTCGCCCTCGACCCAGACGCCGCCGATGAAATCCAGCGCCTGGTACGGAACAACTACGACGACTTCGAGATGTACGAGATGATCGCGCCAGCTAAGACCGGTCGCGACAAGTACGACTTGGGGGCGATGGAGTTTGCGGAAGTGGACGACCTCTTTCGTTCAGCCGCCCGGATCGGACCCGGGCGGCTATTCATCCACCTCAGCTACAAGTACTAGAGCCCGATCGAGCGCTTCCAGTTGTTGAAGGTGCCGACGCGGTGCTTGGCCGTCGAGACCGACAGCTTCTGTCCCTTGTGGGCACCGGACTTGACCTCGAAGTTCTCCATCACGAACTTGAGCAGCTTGGCCGGCGACGCCTCGCCATCCTCGAAGTACCAGGAGAAGAGGCTGAGTTCGCTGGAGCCGAGGACAGCCGCCCGGAACACGGCCTTCTCCTCATCGGAGCCTGGAGTGGTCTGAGCCAACTCCTGTCCCGTGGCCGTGACCACACCACCACCGACGAACCCGAGCATAACCGCAGCCCGCTGGTAGTAGCGGACCTGACGCTGGTCGACGCCCATGGCCTCGATGAGTTCGGCCACGGTCGTGAGTCCATTCTTCATACCCGTGACCACGGCCCGAACCAGGTCGAGCTGGGCCGCCTGCGGGATGATGGCGGCGTCGAAGAGAACGGTCTTGACTTCCTTGGGGGTGCAGATGTCACACCCCTCCTGGTGTGTGCGCAGGCGTCGGTTGGCCTCCTTGCGGGCGCTGAAGTCGACGTTGGCGTTGGTGGTGGTGCTGGTGAGGATGTCCACCATCCGATCGTGCGGCATCGACTCCAGGAGTTGTCCCAGCTTTTCCGATGCCGAGGCCTTGCGAGCTGCCTGCGACGACAGGTCCAACTGGCAGTTCCTGGCGATGTAGTCGTAGTCGATCTCCTCGATCTCGTCCTCATCTTCGTTGAGCCGATCCATCTTGGCGACCAGGATGGACTCGGGATTGGGCGAAGATTCCAGGTCGGCACCGGGGTCGCTGAAGAGAGCCACTGCCACGGCCTCTTCGTTGGGGAGGACTGACCGCTCCTGCTTCAGGAGCAGGGGCTGGAGGTCGCAGTGGAACCGCTGCTGGAGATAGCGGTAGAGCTTGCGCTCGTTGTCGAAGTGGGTCGGATTCGCGGTCTCGTAGCGGGTGCAGAAGTTCACGATCCAGCAGCGGGCGTACTGGAAGAGGTCGTTGATGTCGAGGCCGTTCCGCTTGCAGAGGTGATCGTTGAGGCGGAAGAAGCCCCAGGCCACGCGCTCCATCGTGGGCTTGTACTGGGCCCAGACGTGTGCGGGCGGGTTCACGGAGCGGCGGAACTCGGTGTGACGGATGGCGACGTCGAAGGCGTTGTCCCGGTAGTGGAGCTTGCGCGGGTTGCCCTTGTCGTTGGCCTCGGGCTCGGCGCCCCGGCTGATGGGTTGGAGGCGTTCGTAGCCCGCTGCGTCCGTGACCTTCCAGAAGCCCTCCAGGGCCTCGGAGAGCTTCTTGCCGGTCAGGACACCGGCCAGCACCTGGACATCGCCTGCGGGGTCCTGGGCTGCATCCAGAGCCACCTGGACCTGCATCAGGGTTCCGTCTTCCTTGGTCACGACCAAGTCGCACCCAGCAGCCTTTGAGGGCTGAACATCGATCCCCACCGCCCGCAGCCACGACCGCAGCGTGTTCACGGCGGTGCTGTTGCGTCCCTGAGCCGTGAATGGAGCCTTCTTCGCGTTGGACATGAATCCTCCTCGATCCGGTGTGGATCCTATAGCGAATCTACAACAGCTTTCTGGAGCATATTTTGCCCCAGCAAGAGCCAGCGTACGCGAGATCGCTCGACCTGTCAACAGGATATGGCCATTCACGTACTTTCAGACACTTAGCTACAACAGTCGGAGATTCGCTATATCCCGACGAGGACTTACTGCATGACCATGCCGACCCCGGAACAGAATGTCATCAACAAGGTCGAGTCCTGCGTCTCCTTCGAGAAGCGGACGCTGTACGTTATGGGAGACGTCGACGACGATCTCGCCTACCAGGTCCAGGTGGCACTTGAGGCCCTGGACTCAACGGATGGCGACATCCGCATTGTCCTCAACAGCGAGGGCGGGGAAGAGCAGCCCGGGTACGCCATCTACGACGCCATCACCATGTGCCGCAACAAGGTGATCATCGAAGCCTATGGCAGTGTCATGTCCATTGCCGCCGCCATCTTCCAGGCCGCTGATGTGAGGCGCATCTCCCCCAACGCCGTCTTCATGATCCACAACGGCAGCGTCGATACCGAGGGCAACGTCCAGCAGGATGCCGTCCTGGACCTGGCGGAACAGATCAAGAAGGGCGCCCAGCGCTACTACGACATCCTCATGCGCGGCTCCGGCCAACCCCAAGACCTCATCGAGCAATGGTGTCGCGATGAGACCTTCTTCAGCGCTGATGAAACTGTGTCGGCGTGCTTTGCCGACGAAGTCATCAAGCCGGTCAAGGTCAAGGCACCGGTCAAGCTCAAGAAAAGAAAGAGAAAGGCTAACTCATGAACCCGTTCAAGAACCTCGGCCCTAAGGCTCAGCAGTTGCTGGGCGACAACAAGCACTGGCTCTCACTCATCCTCATCGCTGTCGCCCTCTTCGGTGGCGGTATGGCAGTCGGCCGCTACACGCTCCCGGCCAAGGTCGTGACCACGGAGAAGGTCCACGAGGTCGTCAAGGATCGCATCGTAGAAGTGGTCAAGACCGAGGTCCGAGTCGTCGAGGTCAAGATCCACGACTCCAAGCAGGCAGAGAAGGTCCACCGCGTGACCGTGGAAGGGATCGATCCACCCGGCTGCAAGAGCAAGACCGTCACCGAGGACATCAACATCGACACCGTCGTCCACGACAACACCAACACCAACTCGACCGAGATCAAGTACGTGGATCGCGTCGTCGAGAAGTGGCAGGATCGCATCGTGGAAAAGACCAAGACCGTGCTCAACCAGCCCAACTGGCGCGTGGCAGCAGGGGCTGGCGTGGCCATCCCCTACTTCCTAGGTCAGGGCAGCCCAGGCGTCCCCGGGCTCCAGGGCGCTGTCATCAACGTCGAAGCCGACCGCCGGATCATCGGCCCCTTCTGGCTCGGCATCCACGGCAACACCCAGGGCGTGGTCGGCCTCAACCTGTCGGGTGTGTTCTGATGGTCAAGCTCAAGAACTGGGCCGTCGTCGATCGTGGTGGCGGTCTGCCATGCCTCAAGGGTGAGGTCTACGGACACCCCAAGCACGACGACGGCATAGAGATCGTGACCAGCCCCATCGTCAGCACCAGCGGTCGCGTCGTCACCACCAGCAATCGCGAGTACGAGCTGGACGGGCCGCCGGAACCGGGGTACATTGCGTACATGTCCAGCATCGGCCACGTCCTCGACGAAGCCCAACCAGTCAAGATCATCAACCCCAACGTGAACTGATGAACGACCTCCAGATGGCGCGTGGTGCAGTGGAAGGCGGCTACAACCTAGCCGTTGGCGAGCCCGTTGTCTTGCAACAGGCCCTGTCGCTGCCACACGCCCACGTCCTGGGGCCGTTCGAGTACCCAACCATCGACGGCGACCCCAGACTCAGGGCTGAGCTGGAGGCGTTGCACCCCGGCCACCACATCGTCATCACCAACGGCGCCAAGCAGGCTCTGGCAGCCGCCTTCTACGCCTACCGCGAAGTCGAGGGCGCAAGCATCGTCCAACACAACCCACCCTACTGGCCCAGCTACCCAACCCTCGCCAACATGGCCAGGATGACATTTGGCGATAGCGACTGGAAGGAGAAGGTCCGGTGCATCACGGCCCCCAACAACCCCGATGGTTCCGAGCTGTCGCCGTCGTACATCGGCAATCCATTCCAGATCTGGGACTCGGTGTATGCGCACTGGGTTTGGGGTTGGAACGGGAAGGAGCCACCGCACGAGGTCAGAGTGTGCTCGGCGTCCAAGATCTTGGGCTTGTCCGGGGTCAGGGTGGGCTGGCTCGCCACCAAGAACAAGCGCCTGGCTGACGCTGCTGCACGTTTTGTTGAGTTCACGACGTCCGGGGTCGGGCTCCTGGCCCAGCGCTACGTCGCCGACATCATGGAGCTGCTGGCCAGGGTCGACTCCACCGGCGCCTATCGCCAGGCTCGCACGTCCCTGCTCACCAACAGTGGCCGCTTCAACTACTACATCTACGACATGTGCCAAGTCGTCGAAGGCGTGCCAGCCCACGGCACCGGCATGTTCGCCTTCTTCCAGATCTCCCCACCCCTGCGCGACCGCTTCCGGGATGCGCTGGTCAAGGCCAAGGTGGCACTGGTTACCGGCGCCGCCTGCGGCGTCAGGGAGCCGGACTGGTACCGCATGAATCTCGCTCACGACAACCAGTACACCGAGGAAGCGCTGAAGGCGCTGAGGGAGGCCCTGTGATCAGTCAACACGATGAGATCGAAGCCAAGATGTCAGCAGACGGCGTCGCCGTTGCCGACTTCAAGGCGTACATGAATAAGGAGTTCGACGTCGTCCGGTACGAGTTTGTACAGGGCCCCGACCGCTACTACGAGAGCGGCCCCAATGTGGTCCGGCACCGAATCAAGCACAACGTCAAGGGCCACGAGCTGACGGTGAAGCGGCGCAAAAGCACCGGCTCTACCCGCGACCGGCAGGAGATCGACCTCCACTTCAGCAAGAAGACCGAAGCCCGCGACGTCGAGGTCTTTCTGTCCGCGACCGGCTTCGTCAAGGTCTTCAGCCTGTGGAAGAAGGCTCACATCTTCTGGGTGCAGCTCACGCCGCGCCTGGAAGCCACTTTCGTCATCTACGACGTCGAGATCGAGGGCGATCCGACGTCGAGCAAGCGTTTTATCGAGATCGAGGCCGAGAAGGGAAGCGCCGTCACGCCCGAGACCGCCAAGCGCCACGTCAACGCCTGTGTCGCTGACCTGCGACGCAGCTTCAACCTGGCCGAGGCCCTGAACGACAGCCTCTACGAGATCTACTCGGGGAAGCGCTACCAGACCGTCTGATTCGCTATTAGGTTGGTTGAGCCCAACACCCCTCACGGAGACCGAGCAATGATCTTGAAGAGCGCACTGAAGTCCACCATCGATGAGGTTTTGGAGGAGCACGAGGTCGAGGATGACGGACTCGCATCCGACCTCCTGGATCGGCTCGTACAGGACTTCGGCGACGAGGTCCACGACGATGACGACGATCCCGGGTTCCTCGGGGGTGACAGCGTCGAGGAATAGTGGGCAGCTTCGATCTAAAGACGGAAGCTCTGTGCTGGCTTCGCTTCGGCAAGAAACTGGAGCTGGTTTGCACTGAAGGTGGTTGTTGGGCCGCTGACGTTCTTGGCATATCCGACAAGTTCTCTGTCGAGGTAGAGGTCAAGGTCAGCAAAGCTGACCTTCGGCGCGAGTTCTCGACGAAGAGAAGCAAGCACTACCTGTACAACAACGTGGCAGCAGAAGCAGCGCCGCCACGACAGGTACCCAACTACTTTTACTTCTACGTCCCTCCCGAGCTAGAACAGGAGGCGCTGAAGCTGATCGAGGAGCACTCGCCCAAGGCAGGGCTTGCCGTCTTCGATCCCGAAGCGAAGGTAGACGGCAAGAGGACTCGGGTCGTGAGGAAGCCGACGCGGCTTCACGACAAGGAACCGAGTCAGCAGTTCAAGCGTACCGTGCTTCTCCGAATGGGTTCAGAGCTGTGCGGGCGCTACGTGGTCTGGAGGGACCACATCGACAAGGTTCACGAGGCCCTGATCCATCTGGATCAGACAATCGTGGACACGGTGAAGAAGGCGTTCGAGACACCAGACGCCGAGGAGTGACACATGATCGAAAAGACAGTCAGACGATCGCAGGTTGGACCTGGCAGGGTTCGCTACCGCGTCGTCATCACGGGGGAGCCGTGTACCCCAAAGACTCATGAATCCAGGCAGCACCAGTACTTGTTCCTGCACTGGATCGCTGACAATCAGCACATGCTGGAGTGTGGGTATAACGTCCCCGACAAGGTCAGCGTCACCCACAACGGCACATCGTGGCAGGCTGAAGCAGAGGCAGAGGTTGACGAGGAGACAGCATAGCCATGAGCAATCGCCGAGTGACCCAACACCGGCAGCAACGAGACACCAGCAACCAGGAGAACGCGGAACTCAAAAAGGAAAACACAAAACTCAAGCGTCAGGTGGCTCGACTTAGGAAGGAGCTGGAGAAGCAGCCAGCAGAAGACGACACCGACGAAGGGGAGCCAAACCAGGAGGAGGGCAAGATCTCGCTGGCCTGCCCCAAGTGCTCTAGCACGAACCTGGGCGAGATCTCGACGCCGAACGGTAAGACGGTTTTGTCATGCCGCAACTGCAAGAAGTGGAGGTCAAAAGCGGCCTGATTTGCTATAAAGAATAGTGAGTCCTCGTGTGTGCGCAGTTATCGCGGTGTGGAGACCTGCGCCTGAGGGCTCTTCATGGGACCAGATCAACCATGCCTGGCGCGTGCTCTTCGCCCTTATTGACGAAGCATTGCGACTAGACAGACTGGAGCGATCATGAAGTGTCCGTCGTCTGATGACGGTTCCTGCCCCTCAACCGACCCCCTGGAGGTACACCACACCGACGAGTACTCCACCTACTACTGCCAGACCTGCGGCCACGAAGAGAAAATCGTTTGGGAGACGCCCAAGGACTCCCCCAAGAACAAGGAGCGGACACGTCTGGAGCCCAGCCCACCCAAGAAGAAGTTGAAGAGGGGAAAGTGAAGGATTTTCCAGGTACCTACGCCGTCGTCTTCCCGGAGCTGAAGCTGAAGCTGCCGGATGTCGACGACTTCATCGGGAAACCGCTGACGCCCAAGCTCGTAGCTCATGCCCGAGACGTGATCGCAGGCCTGCGTAAGGCGGCTGAGAACTACAACGAACACGAGCTGCTGCTGGTGGACGGGGTCTGGATCACAAACTGGCTCAGGCGCAGCCTCGACTGCATGGAGCGGGCTCAGCGCATCGAGAAGTTGGTTGATGACAATCTGGCCCTGCTGCCAAGCCCACGCTGTCGGCACTGCGGCCACAGCCTCACCTGATTCGCTATAGGCAGGTCATGGACGAGCCCGTCATCTGCAACGAGTGTCTTGCCGAACCCGGCGACGAAGGCTCCTCTCAGGAGGAGCTGGAGGGCGAGGGCTGGGACTTCGGCGGCGAGTTCGGGCCCCGATGCCCCGAATGCGTGGTCAAGAACGAAGCCCCGGCCCAGACCGAAGGCCTGGGTGGTGTTGTCGAAGCCCTCGGCGCAACCAAGAAGGAGCCCTAGATGGCACCACCGTTCCCCACCGTTCCCGTCACCGTCGACATCCTCATCGAGAACCTGGCCGGGGACCAGCTCGTGCTGATCCAGCGCCGAGATGAGCCGCCCGGCTACGCCATCCCCGGTGGCTTCGTCGAGCCCGGTGAGAGCGCGGCTCAGGCCGCCATCCGCGAGGCCAAGGAAGAGACCGGCCTCGACGTCGAGCTGATCGAGCAGTTCCACGCCTACTCAAAGTCGGGTCGTGATCCCCGGGGCCCAGTTTGCTCGATTGTGTTCATCGCCAAGGCCATCGGAACCCCACGGGGCGGCGACGACGCCAAGACGGCGGCCTGGTTCGACTTCAAGAGCGGGATGCCGATGCCGATCGAGATGGCGTTTGATCACGCCAACATCCTCGCCGACTACAAGACCTACAAGGTGTGCGCGATCAAGCCGCACCCCCACAGATAGGAGCTGCTATGGGCTATATGCACATCAACAACCTCTACAAGGACCAGCGCATGCTCATGTTCAAGCGCTGCTACGCCCTGGAGAAGGTCCACGGCACGTCAGCTCACGTCACCTACAAGGAAGGCTTCATCACCTACTTCAGCGGTGGTGAGAAGCACGAGAACTTCATCAAGCTCTTCGACGACGCCGCACTCAAGGAGGCCTTCGACAAGCTCGGCTACCCCGAGGTCACCGTCTACGGTGAGGCCTACGGCGGCAAGTGTCAGGGCATGAAAGACACCTACGGCCCCGAGCTGAAGTTCATCGCCTTCGACGTCATGGTCGGCGAGACCTGGCTCTCGGTTCCAGACATGGATCAGGTGGCTACAGGCCTCGGCTTTGAGGTCGTGCCCTGGGAGGAGACCGACACCGACCTCGCCACGCTCGACCACCTCCGCGACCGCCCGAGTCAGGTCGCGATCAGACGCGGCTGTGCCAACGACGCCCCCAGGCTCAGCGAGGGTGTTGTTCTCCGGCCCCTGATCGAGCTACGCACCAGCAACGGCGAGCGCGTCATGTGCAAGCACAAGGGCGCCGCCTTCGAGGAGACTCGTACTCCACGCAAGGTCGCCGACCCCTCGAAGCTCGAAGTTCTGGCTCAGGCCGACGCCATCGCCCAGGAGTGGGTGACGCCGATGCGCCTCAGCCACGTCATCGACAAGCTCCTCCGCGACGAGAAGCCGGGTATGGAGCACACCGGCGTCGTCATCAAGGCCATGGTCGAGGATGTCTATCGCGAGGCTGCTGGCGAGATCGTCGAGTCCAAGGAGGCGAAGCAGGCCATCGGCAAGCGCGCCGCCGCCCTATTCAAGGCCCGCATCACGGTTGTGCCGGCGTGAGCGACGACCAGTACAAGAAGTCCATCGCCGCCTGGAAGCGGCAGATGAGCAAGGGCTGGATCGGAGTCGACCTCGACGGCACCCTGGCCGAGTACACGACCTGGCTCGGCCCCTACCACATCGGCAAGCCCATCGAGCCCATGTTGGCCCGCATCAAGGCCTGGCGTGAAGCCGGCATCGAGGTCAAGATCTTCACCGCCCGAGCCAGCAGTAACGACCCAACCGCCATCACCGCCATCAAGAACTGGTGTAAGGTCCACGTCGGTGAAGAGTTGGAAGTCACCTGCACCAAGGACTACCAGATGATCGAGCTGTGGGATGACCGCGCCGTCCAGGTCATTCCCAACACCGGCCACCGCGCCGACGGCGAAGCCGACGCCTGCTGCTACACTGGTACCTGCCCCACCTGCGATCCAACCCAGGAGAAGTAGGATGAAACCCACGGTCAAGTTCAAGAAGCTGCACGCCGACGCCAAGCTGCCGACGTACGCGACCTCCGGCGCTGCCGGCATGGACCTCTACGCCTGCAACGATGAGCCGATCCAGGTCTGGCCGGGGGCCGAGGCCGTACTCATCCCCACCGGGCTCGCGATGGAACTGCCACCCGGCTACGAGGCCCAGATCCGACCCCGATCCGGGCTCTCGGTCAAGGGCATCGCTGTCGCCAACAGCCCCGGCACTGTCGACGAGGACTATCGGGGCGAGGTCAAGGTCATCATCCGCAACCACGGCCACATGCTCGTCGTCCACAAGGGCGACCGCATCGCCCAGATGGTGATTGCGCCCGTGACCCAGGTCGATGTCGTGGACGTCGATGTCCTGACCGAAACCGAGCGCGCAGGCGGTGGCTTCGGTTCAACTGGCACTTGACACGGCCGTAGGCCTCTGGCACACTTCGACTTGGAGGTGTTGCATGGGCAGATGGCTGATTGTTCGAGAAGACCAGGTCCGCGTCTTCTACGTGAATCTCCAGACCCAGGTCCACTGGCCACTGGGCGAGCTTTCGCTCAAGGTACCGGACGAAGAAGTTGTGGCCTGGGTCTTCAGTCACGGCGAACCCGCGCTCGGGGACGAGATCAGGATGAGTGACGGCACCAGGGTTTTTGTTCAGCAGCAGAAACAGGTTCGAGCACTGGCTTAGATTCGCTATAGCCCTTTCAACCAGCCGGATGGGAGTCCGGTAACAATGGAGGTAGTTATGAACGTATCGGACACATCTACCAAGTCCTACAAAAAGCTCGCAAAATCCGGTGGAATCGAAGACCGGAAAGCGCGACTCATGGAGTTTTTTCGCGAGATGGGCGGCGAAGGCACAGCCTTCGACATGATTCGTCACATCCAGTCGAGTGTCAACTTTGCTGACGACGAGGCGCGCTTTCGCTTTGTACAGAACGTACACGCAACGGTGTCGGACCTCGCCAAAGAGGGTGTCCTCAAGTGTACGGGAGTTCGTGTAAATCCTCCCACCGGCGCAGAAGTCAAGTTTTACGAGATCAACGAAGGCGATGTGGTACCCGTGGAGACCGTAGAAAAGGGGTACAAGAAGCGCTTCGAGGCATTGCAGGTCGAGTTGGTCGCTCTCACAAAGCGTCTGGCGACTGCTGAGTCTGAGTTGTCGGTCTACAAGAACGACTCGATCAAGAAGGACTGTCTGGCAGATGTCTACTACGAGGCACGGTCCAAGGTGGATTGGAACATGATTCTGAACCTGTTCGCCAAGCAAACCTAGATGCCCGGACTGACCAAAGACCAAGCCACCCAGGCCATCAGCGCTGGGTGGCAGCGTGACGCCCTCCTCGTGCTGAACCAGTGCATGAAGGACGGCGACGACTATTTCAAGGAGTTTGTCGGCGACTACGGCCTCTTGACCGAGGCCGGGCTCCTCATCTACACCAGCTACACCATCCACGACATCGAGCGTGCCTATACACCGCCCGCAGACCAGCGTCAAGAGGCTCAGGCCTACACCGACGGCTCCGGCACCACCATGGACAAGCCAGCGGGCGTGGGCGTGGCCTTGTACAGACCAGGCTGCGCCCTGGAGCTGATCGCCGAGAACATTGGCCCAGGCACCAACAACCGCGCCGAACTGGTGGCGATCTGGCGGGCCCTGCGAGGCGTCCCAGACGTCAATCAGCGCCTGGTCGTCCGCAGCGATAGTGAGTACGCCATCGGATCCTGCACCAAGGACTGGAACCCGACAGCGAACCGGGACCTGATCAAGGCCATCCGATCCGACCTCGCCGTCAGACACGACAGCGTTCGCTTCGAGCACGTTCCAGGTCACCGTAACGTGGAGGGCAATGAGATCGCGGATAGGCTCGCCAACATCGGCCGTAAGCTCATCACGAAGGTTTCGCTATACACGCTGTGATGCGTAAGAACGCTGAGGTGGTCGCCAAGCGGATCGCAGAGGTCTACGACGCAGAGACAAGCGTTGTCGAGGTTGACGGTACCTTCTACGTTGTGGTAGTTGGCGCCGAGAACAAGGTGATCCCGAGCATGATCGGGGGTATTTGGATCAGGAGGGCTCCGTGGCCGTAAACAGAGAACTACCAGGTCCCAAGGCGCCCAGGATCTACCCTGACGACAGCTACCGCCTGGGCTGGACCAAGGTAGCCACGCCCAAGCCCTGGGGTGACTACTGGGTCGTGACCTACAAGGGCCGCCACGTCGCCGATCTCTACCACGGCAAGTGGGGATACATCGCCGTTGTCTTCGGCAAGGGCTCCTTCGTTAGGGGTAAGCTGCGCGAAGCCACGTTGCACATCGCTGGCCTTGTCATCAACGTGGGCAACTAAGATTCGCTATGTGGAGGGCATGATGACGACGCTGATGACCATACTCGGATTCGTTCTTGGAGTTGTGGCCTTCTACCTGCACCGCGCCTACCTCCTCCACATCTCCTACATCGAGGGGCGTCGGTCTGGGCTCAAGGACGCCATCAAGCTGGCTCGCGAGCGAGGCGACGTCGCCCTGTACCTGGCGCCAGCAGGCGAGATGCGCACGGGCTTGATCAGGGCCCAGATCGCCCACAACATCGAGCTGGAGTTATGCACACTGCTCAAGGACGTGCGGTAATGACTGACCTCGCCTGTCTTGCTTGCGGTGCCGTACACGACTTCGATCTAGGTCCCGACGACGGCACCTGCATCGTCTGTGGTGGCAAGCTGGCCGAGGACGAGAGCGAGCGTGAGCTGGTTCAGGGCAAAGGCTTGGCCGAGGCCGTGGTCGACTCCGTCAACGATGGCATCGCCAAGATGGCACTCGCCCGGGGGAAGGCTCCACGTGGCACAAATTGACCTCAACGTCGCACACAAGACGAGGAAGGACTTGGGGCCGCCCGAGGTCCCGCCCGTCGAGGTCATGATCCGGCAGCAGCTCGTGATCAGTGCCTTCGCCTTCCACAAGTCGATGGAAGCTGCCTATGCCGTTCACCACGCCCTGGAGCTGTACGATGCCTGGCTGAGGGAGCGATATGACGTCGTCGACAAATACAAGTAGCGACGTCATGATCAAGCGCAAGGTGTTCTGCACCTGTCGGCGCCTGCACGAGTTCGAGGGAGGACCGGGGCTCTACTGGAAGGGCTGCCCCTGCGGTCGCAAGGTCACGATGCTCATCAAGCCCTTCACCAGGTTTTCTCTGTTGGAGGTTGACCCATGAACTGGAAGCGACGTCTGCGACGATGGTGGAACAATATCGGGCTCCTCAGCAGCGAGAACGGAGTCTTTCTCTGGCTCGACGATCTTCGGCCCGCACCCAAGGGCTGGTATCATGCCATGACTGCCGAGGAGGCGCAAGACGTGCTCCTGTCTTGCATGGTGTGGAGGCTCAGTCTTGACCACGACCTCGGTCAGAAGAGGACTGGGTACGACGTCGTGCTCTGGCTGGCGCGCATGAACGAAGAGCAGGGAATCAACCTCTGGCCCTATAACGAGCCCACGATCCACAGCGACAACCCCGTCGGCCGCGACAACATGCAGGCCGTGATCGACCGCTACGGCGGGTACAACAGTCCTCTCAACTAAAATCCGCTATAGAGCCCCCAAGGAGACGACATGAACACGGCAAACTTCCCCCGCAACAAGGCCCGCAAGCAGGCCGAAGCCGTGGCCCGCAAGGCCGTCACGGACGCCCTGACGCTACCGCAGCGCCTGGCTCGGCTCGACACCCTCTTCGGGCCGGGTCTCGGTGCCAAGCGCGAGCGCGCTCGCATCCAGACCAAGATCGAGAAGGCGGCAACCAAGCCCGTCGTCGAGACCGCGCTCATCGCGGCTCCGGCAGAGCCGGGCACTCGCCCCGAGCGCCCCCGCCGCAAGGAGCGGGGTCAGAAGCGAGGCGCGTGATGGCGTCGCAGTTCAACCTCAAGCTCAGCCGAGACACCGAGCGCCGCCTGGCTCAAATGGCCCACGAGGCCAAAGTGTCCGCCGACGAGATCGTCGAGGGCATTCTGGAGCTGTGGCTGAAGGGGAATCGCCCAGAAACCCAGAGCGACCTCCAGGGCTTCGTCGATGTCGTCGTCGATGCCGTGCGCAAGTTCGGGATCTCTTCGACGAAGCAGAAGTCGGGGCGTCGGTCGAGTCTGAATCCGCAGCAGCGAGCCGAGGCGTTGAAGATGCGGGCCCGGGGCGTGAGCCTGACCACCATCGCCAAGCGCTTTGGCGTCAGCAAATCCGCAGCCTTCCGCTCGACTACGCCATAGCTCAAAAATAAATAAAAAGACTGTTGACGCGGGACCGGGTTTCATGAGAGGATCTTCTCATGTCGAACAAGACCTGGTCGGATCAGCAAGTCGCGATCTTCAACTGGTTCGCCCTCGCCGTGGGCTGCCTCATCGTTCGCGCCCGCGCCGGCACCGGCAAGACCACCACCATCATCGAGGCCATTCGTCACGCCCCCGAGACCAAGATCCTCCTCTGCGCCTTCAACAAGCGCATCGCCGTCGAGCTGACGGAGAAGCTGAACGACCCCCGCGCCGAGGCCAAGACCCTCCACGCCCTCGGCTTCGCCTTCATCCGCCGCGAGTGGAAGAACGTCAAGCTCGACAACAACGTCGAGTTCGACCGCGCCACCCGCGCCTGCCCCGGGGCCTCGGACGAGGTCATTGGCGCCGTCAAGAAGCTCGCGGGCCTGGCCAAGAACTGCGCCCCCTTCGCCACCGTCGACCAGCTCGTCGACCTCTGTGACGACTGGTCTATCGAGGTCGAGGAGCAGGGCTGGAACACGGTCGCCCTGGCCCAGGCCGCCAAGCGCGTCCTCGACTTCTCCAAGGTCCCGGAGCGCGACGGCCGCATTAGCTTCGACGACATGCTCTACATCCCCGTCGCCTGCAACCTCATCCGCCCCTGGTACCAGATGGTGGTGGTCGACGAGGCCCAGGACATGAACGCCTGCCAGCTCATCATCGCCCAGAAGGCGTGCAAGCGCGGTGGTCGCATCGTTGTCGTCGGCGACGACCGCCAGGCCATCTACGGCTTCCGGGGCGCTGACTCGGGCTCGCTCGACCGCCTCAAGACGGAGCTGAAGGCGACGGAGCTGGGTCTCAACACCACCTACCGCTGCGGCCAGAACATCGTCGCCCTGGCCAAGGTTCTCGTCCCCGACTACCAGGCGGCTCCGACGGCCCCGATGGGCGTCGTCGATCACCTCGGCTACGACCAGATCTTCCAGGCCGCCAAGCCCGGCGACTTCATCCTCAGCCGCAAGAACGCACCGCTGATGGTCACCTGCCTCCGCTTCCTCCGCGCCGGCATCCCCTGCCGCGTCGAGGGTCGTGACGTCGGCGCCGGGCTCGCCGCCGTCATCAAGAAGTTCCGCGCCCGCTCGGTCCCGGACTTCGTCAAGCGCCTCGACTCCTGGAAGGAGAAGGAGTTCAAGAAGGCTGCCCGCCGCAAGGACCCGGAGGCCGCGCGCCAGGTCGCCGCCGATCAGTACGAGACCCTGCTCGCCCTCAGTGAGGGTGCTGCCAACGTCCAGGAGATCACCAACCGCTGCTTCGCCCTCTTCGAGGACAGCATCGACGCCCAGACCGGCAAGCGCAACCTGAAGCCGGCCGTGGTCTGCTCCAGCGTCCACAAGGCGAAGGGGCTGGAGGCCGAGCACGTCTTCATCCTGGAGGACACCCTCCTCCGCAAGCGCCCGGACATGGAGGAGCGCAACATCGAGTACGTCGCCATCACCCGCGCCAAGGCCCACCTGACCTGGGTCAAGGGCCTGGCCAACGACAAGGGCGAATAGCCCTTGACGGGCGGGGGCGGATCGAATACAACTCAGAGCTGGAGGTGACGCATGGGTAGCCGATACGTCGAAGTAGGTCGCAAGGCCATGGTCGAAGCTCTTGTGGGTGCCGGTTTCACTCTCGGCGTTCAGGGTCGTGAACTGACGGCCACCCGCAAGCACCACCTGGACCCGACGATGTCGATCAAGATCTACACCAGCCTGCCGGCGGATGTCGGCGATGTCCGTGCCTGCGGCGAGGACGCGATCCGGGCCCTCCTTCTCTTCGAGAACACGCGCACGGAGGCCTCTGGCTGCCTCTACAAGGCGCCTCGGGTCTACCGGACGGGTTCCGAGCAGGCCGTGGTCGAGCGCACCCTAGAGCGCGCCCGAGAGTGCTACGCGGAGGCCAACAAGCGGCACCGCGCTCGACTCGCTGCGCCCGGCTCCCGGGGCTACTAGGTGGACCGGCTCACCCGCTTCGTCCTGTGGCTGCTCGGCTGGCGCGCCTGCCTGGGGCGCGACGCGCGCGGCGAGCGCTACGAGGCCTGGGTGCGCCGGGGCTCGTACTTCCACGTGTACCACGAGCGCGTCGCGTGGGAAAACGTCATCCGCCCAAATACCCCGTTGACACCCCAACGGGGTGCGCGTAGGATGAACCCATGAGCACCTACACGCACTACACCGCCGAAGACGACCGCGAGTGGGACCTGGAAATCACCGGGTTCGAGCCGTACCATGCCGGCAGCTACTGGGATCCGCCCGAGGGCGGCTTCGTCTACATCGAGGGGGACGTCGTCGAAAGCCTCCCGCGCGGCCACCAGGGCCCGCCCGAGTGCCTCGACCTCGACGCCTGGCGCGCCCGCTACGGCATCACCGACAAGGCGTTCGCCGACATCGAGGACAAGGCCTACCAGGCCATCGTCGACGCCCAGGACGAGGGGCCGGACCCCGACGAGATTCGCTATTTGGAGGGCATGGCCAAGTTGCGCCTCCAGATACCCAACCAGCCCGACCGCCGCCACCTCTTGGAAGTCAAGGACGAGATGCGGCGCCGGGGCTCCCCGCGCATCCGCGCCGTGCGTACCAAGAAAGGCTGGGTCGCCCTCGAAGGCTCCCACCGGGTCACCGCCGCTCAGAAGCTCGGCATCCCCATCATCCTCATCGAGAAGAAGCCCGACGACCGGATGACACACGACATCTGGACCGGCTACGGCCGGCCAGAGCTTCCAATCCGCGCCACCGTGGCGCGGATCCTGGAAGAGTTCGAGTATTGGGGTCGGCCGGTCCGACGCACCGTCCTCGTCATCCGCTGATTCGCTATCTGGTAGGTGTGAAGGCTTGTACAAAATGCAGCGGCAAGAAGCCGCTGAAGGAGTTCAACAAAAGCTCCAAGGCCAAGGACGGGCGCAAGGCGCGTTGTCGATCGTGTCAACACGATGACTACATGGACGAGCGCCCAGCGGCATTCGCTCGCGCCGAGAAGTGGCGCCTGGCCAATCTCGACAAGGTGCGCATTCAACAAGACCGGTACAACCTCCGGGTGAAGTACGGAATCACCCCGGAGGAGTACGACCGGTTCATGGTGCAACAGAACGGCCGATGCGCTATCTGCGAGAAGCCTCCGACGAAACTTCGTCTGGATGTCGACCACGATCACGTGACCAAGAAAGTGCGCGGCCTGCTGCACAACCACTGCAATCGCGCCCTCGGCTATTTCGGAGACGATCCCGATGTCTTGGACAGCGCTGCCGCCTATCTACGGAGGAACAAGTGAGCTACTACCGCGTCGGTGGCTGGGTGCGAGACACGCTCTTGGGCTACGAACCTCACGATAATGATTTTGTCGTGGTCGGCAAGACCGTCGCCGAGTTCATGGCCGATTGGTCGGGCGACCACGACATCCAGGCCATCGGCAAGAGCTTCCCCGTTTTTCTGGTCAAGCACAAGAACGGTTGGCAAGGCGAGTTCGCCTTCGCGCGTCGCGAGCGCAAGACGGGCCCAGGCCACAACGCCTTCGAGGTCGTGGCTGATCCCTCGGTGACGCTGGAGGAGGATCTGCTCCGACGCGACCTCACCATCAACGCCATCGCCCTGCCCCACGTTCACCGCAACAACGTACCGCTGGAGACCCAGGTCATCGACCCCTTCGGCGGCGTCGCCGACATCAAGGCGGGTGTGCTCAGGCACGTCAGCGCTGCCTTCGCCGAGGACCCGCTGCGCGTGTATCGCCTCGCCCGATTCGCGGCGACGCTGGGCTTCAGCATCCACCCCGAGACGGCTCAGCTAGCCGGCTACCTCAGCTCCGAGCTGTACAGCCTCAGCGGGGAGCGCGTAGCCGAAGAGACTCGGAAGGCGATGTTGAGCAAGAACCCGCGCCGCTACTTCGAGGTGCTGCTGGACGTGTTCGCGCTGGAGCCATGGTTCCCGGAGCTGATCAAGCTCGTGGGCGTGCCAGCCGGCCCCTACGACTACCACGCCGAGCGCGATGCCTTCGAGCACACGATGATGGTGCTGGATCGAGCGTGCTGGGTGCCGGAAGAGAACAGTCCCGACATCGACACCGAACTCGTGCGATGGGCCGCCCTCTCCCACGACCTGGGCAAGGGCATCACGCCCAAGGAAGAGCTGCCGCGACACCGCATGCACGAAGAGCGGGGCGTCTTCTTGGTGGAGAAGTTCTACGACCGCCTCAAGATGCCGACCCACTTCAAGGACGCGGCTGTCCTCGCTTGCGCGGAGCACCTGAAGGTTCACAACTTCCTGGAGATGAAGAAGGGGAAGATGGTGGACATGATCCGCCGCGCCGACCGCACCAAGCTCAAGGCAGAGGGCCTGGCCGTCGTCAGCCTGTGCGACAGCCTGGGCCGCACCACCAAGGGCATCAAGGACACGTCTGGCCCAAGGGCTCTCCTGGCCTGTGCCGATGCCGCCCGCGAGGAGACCGGCCACCCCATCCCAGATTCGCTATCTGGAGCTGACATCGGCCTCTACATCCGCAACAGGAAGGGGACGGCAGTGCGCCGACTCCTCAAGGAGAAGGGGTTCATCGGCCAGGACAACGCCGTCAAGGTCAAGGAGAACTGATGGGGCTCTTCGACAGCATCTACTTGAAGTGCCCAGGCTGCGGCGTCGAGCTGGAAGTTCAGACCAAGGCCGGTGAGTGCATGATGGCGCGCTACTACGAGAGCAGCGTTCCAATCCACCTCGCCCTCCACATCAAGGACGAAGAGGTCGAGTGTGGGGGTTGGTACGTTCGCTACGGCGAGAAGGGCTGCGGCAAGAAGTGGCGGGTCGAGGTTCCTGAAGTCGTCTCCTACGTCCCGGTCAAGCTGGTCAGCCTATGACGCTGGAGCTGACGCCGGGCCAAGAACAAGCCCGGCAGATGGTCAAGGCCCTACGCAAGATCGAGGGTCCAGCCTTCGGCATCATCTGCGGCTTTGCCGGTACCGGCAAGACGACCATGCTCCGCGTCCTCGCCGAGGAACACGGGGCCCCGATCGTGCTCACGCCTACGGGCAAGGCAGCGCTCCGCGTAGCCGAGGCCTCGGGCCTCGAAGCCCTCACCATCCACCGCTGGATGTATGCACCGGCCGAGAACCCGGAGACGGGCGAAGTCCGCTTCGACAAGAAGCCGATCGACACCATCGCGATCCCGAGCAACCACCTGGTCGTGATCGACGAGGCCTCGATGGTCTCGGAGGAGATGTGGAACGACATCTGGGGCCTCTGCCACAGCATCGGCCTCAAGGTTCTGCTCGTCGGCGACAAGTTCCAGCTCCCGCCCGTGTACAAGAAGGACGGCGAGTGGAAGAGCTTCAGCACCCTCGTCGACCTCAAGACCGAGCATCGCGTCGACCTGACCGAGGTCGTGCGCCAGGCCCTGGACAGCCCCATCATCCGGGCCTCGATGATGATCAGGACCAGCGAGCGCAAGGCGATGGAGGCCGTAATGAGCCACATCGACACCATACCCAGGCACAAGTTGGTTGAGACGTTCTCGGCCATGAACGAGGACAGCAGGGCCCTGATCGCGCACATGAACGTGACCAGGCAACAGCTCAACATCGACATCCGCAACGCCCTCGGCTACGACGAGAACGCGCTGAAGGTGGGCGAGCCCTTGCTCGTGCTCGCGAACTCGTACAAGGCCGAGCGCTGGAACGGGGAGGTCGTCCGCTTCGATGGCTGGACCATCGCGCCAGGTCGAGCAGAAGCCGTCAGGGATCGCTACAAGAACACAGCCGCCATGATGACCTTCGGCCTCGCCAACGTCGAGGGCGCTGGCGTCATGCTGTCCCAGGAGGAGGTCTTCGCCCAGACCCAGGGCGTGGGCATGCCCGTCATTGCCCGCTTCGCCAAGGAGCACTCGGTGATGACCTGGGGCTACGAGCGCAAGCAGACCCCAGCCTACCTCAACGCCAACCTCGGCCACTGCCTGACCTGCCACAAGAGCCAGGGCTCAGAGTGGAAGGACGTGCTCGTGTACGCCGAGCGCTCGATCGGGGGCAAGCCAGGACTCTACGGCTACGAGGGCAGGCGCTGGCTCTACACCGCCATCACCAGAGCCCGTCAGAACCTCATCCTCTGCGTCGATTGATTCGCTATAGGGAGATGTACAATGAGCCAAGTCTTCATCAAGCTGAAGGTCTACGAGATTGAGGACGAGGACGTTCTCAACACCTTCTTCGGCGAAAACCAGAAGCCACACCCGATCGCGGACATCGCCAAGGACCACGCCACCAAGATCTACGACAACCAGGTTCTGGCGGTTCCTGACGGCAACGGCAACGACGTCATTGTCATCAACGGCGACGAGTATGTCGTCATCGTCCGCGCCTTCGACGTTGACACCGACGTCGTGACTGTGCTCGTCCACAAACGCCTCTACGTCGAGATCGAGCTGTCGTGATCCGCTCCATCCTCAAATGGCCCCAGGACGGGAGGCGACTCCACGAGAAGAGCGTGCCCGTGCCCGGGGACGAGTTCGAGGACATCAAGGAGCTGGTCCAGGACATGTTCGAGACCATGTACGATGCCGGTGGCATCGGCCTGGCCGGGATCCAGATCGGGGTCGCGCTCAGGATCTTCGTCATGGACAACCACGAGCAGAGGGTGTTTGTCAACCCCGTCATCACCGCCTTCTTCGGCAAGAAGGAGCTGAAGAATGAGGGCTGCCTGTCTTTGCCCGGCATCGTGGAGATGGTCGAGCGTCACGAAGAAGTTGACGTCGAGTACCAAGACCACGTGACGGCGGCAAAGAAGAAGATCAGGCTCAAGGGCATCGAGGCCCAGTGCGCTCAGCACGAAATTGACCATCTTGACGGCATCACAATTCCTGATAAGATGAGTCCATTGGACAGAACCAGACTCGCCTCCAAGCTGAGCAAGAAAGGGATTGGAATCTGATGGGTGAAGTCGGTGGCTTTGTCGTGGGCTTTCTCATCGCCGTCGTCGGCGGGCCCTTCCTCATCTTCGGCCTGACCAAGCTCTTCTTCGGAGAGAAGCAATGAAGATCGGATTCACAGGCACTCGCGAGGGCATGACCGATGCCCAGTTGAGCACGGTCGAGAACCTGTTCAAAATTTTCGTCGTCAGTGAGTTCCACCACGGCGACTGCTGTGGTGCTGACGCCGAGGCCCACGAGATGGCGCAGGAGCTGGGAGCAAAGGTTCACGCCCACCCACCCCTGAACGAGGCCATGCGCGCCTTCATGAAGGCTGACGTTGTCCACCCCGCCCGCGACTACCTGCCCCGGAACCGCGATGTTGTCGACGCCACTTTCCTCCTCATCGGGGCCTCGATGTCGGCGGCGCCCGAGACCTTCGGTGGCACCTGGTACACGATCGACTACGCCATCAAGACCGGCCGACGCACGATCGTGGTCTGGCCCGATGGCAGCATCCGAACCTTCAACTGGTGGTCGCTGTGAAGCTGCACCTGATGAGCGACATCCACCTCGATCACTACAGTGACAGGGGTGCCTCACTCCTACGCGACCTCGACCCCGAGGACGCAACTGTGGTCGTAGTCGCTGGCGATGTCGCCGACGGCCGCTTCCCAGATCAGTACCACACCCTGTTCAAGCGCCTGCGCGAGCTGTACGAGCACGCGATCATTGTTACCGGCAACCATGACTACTACAAGTCGACGCCGGCCCTGACCCACAACAGCCTCAAGGTCGCTGCCGAGAACCTGACCAACATCCACTTTCTCAACAAGTCGTCGGTGACCATTGACGGCAAGACCATTCACGGCGCCACGATGTGGTTCCGAGACGACCCCCTGAACCAGCTCTACGAGGGTTGGATCAATGACTTTCGCCTCATCGGGAAGGAGCACAACGACAGCTCGTTGGCGCCAGGGCCATGGATGTACGAGGAGCAGGGCCTGTTCGAGCACTACATCGAAGGCAACTGCCATGAGGGCGACATCGTTGTCACCCACCACCTGCCGTCGAAGCGCAGCGTAGATCCGCTATACAAGACCAGCGAGTTGAACCGCTTCTTCGTCTGCGAGATGGATGACTTCATCAAGAAGCGGAAGCCGGCGCTCTGGCTCCACGGCCACACGCACAAGGCTTGTGATTACAGGCTCGGCAAGACCCGTGTCGTCTGCAACCCCAGGGGCTATCCCAGGGAGAACGCTTCCTACAAGCCCAAGCTCATCGAGGTCCCGTGAACAAGTGCATGTACTGTGGGCACCCCACCACGGATACGGGCACGGTCACTGCTGAGGGCATCGGCTATGCCCCAAATTGTGGAGGCCTCTCCTGCAACGACAAGGCCGAGTATGGTGCCATAAGGCAGCGTGCGACCATGGCCGCACACGACACGCCAATGCCAGAGCGCTGGATCGAGTTCAAGATGCCAAAGAAGAGGAGCCCATGAACAAGCGCAACCCAATCAGCTTCAAGCTGGTGAAGGCGGGCAAGGTGCTGATCGACTTCGGCTACCTCTACTGGCCGTGGCCGGTGAGGAAGGTTGTCGACAATGGCGGCATCCTCGTCGAGATCCACGACGCCCGCAACGTCTCCGTCGTCAGCCTCGACGACATCACCCTCGCAGACCTGGAGCACTCATGACTGAAGTTGAGAAGCTGAAGGCCAAGCTCAAGAGGCAGCAGGAGAAGCACCTCGACGCCATGCGCAAGCAGGACGAGGAGGCGCAAGAGATCTACGAGGAGCTGAGGAAGGATTTTGAAGACGTCAAGGACGATGTCAACTACTTCAGGACGAAGGCTGAGGACTACGAGCACGCCCTCATCAACATCGCCAAGCTCGCTGGCGTGAGCTGGGACGGGGACCGCGTCTGTCACGACCAGGGCCACGTGGCTCACCTGATCCTGAACAGGTGGCAGTCAGAGCTGTGGGAACAGGTCCGAGACCTACCCTACAACGCCGTCGAAGTCGATCGAGAGAGTGGGCAAGTGTCCGTGGACAAGCGCGCCCTCGCAGCCTACAAGAAGCTGCGGAAGAAGGCCTAGACGTTCAGGGCCTTGCGGACGTTCTGGATCTCGACCTTGGCCAACTGGGCCGGCATGCTGATTTTGGAGGCGAGGGCAGTGGTCCAGCCCGTGAGGTCGGACGGAGCCCCGTAGCGCTGCTGGATCTGCTGGCCCTCGTTGTCGTCGGCGATGATGCGGACTTGGACGTGGGTGGCATCGGGGATGGCCACGATCATGACGCGGGCACCGGCATCGTTGCGCCAGAGGTATCCGATGCAGCCGACGTAGAAGCCGCTGCTGTCAGCGACCTGGATGGATCCGCTGGCGCTGCCGTTGGCGGCGAAGGCTTGGGAGTAGCTGGAAACGTCAATGCTGGGCATGGTCTTCTCTCGCGTCTAAGATTGTGGCTACCAGGGGCCGTGGGCGTCGAGCTGCTTCACGACCTCGGCCTGGCCGCCCTTGGCGTACCAGTCCCTGAGCATGGCCCAAGTCAAGCCCTTGGCCTTGAGCGGGAGCTGAACGTGTGGTGTGTCCTTGATCGAGGTCCAGGCCCCGCCCCATTCCAGGCCCAGCTTGGCCGCTTCCTCGCCAAGGATGGTGTTGGCGCTGTCCCTGTAGTCGGGATCTAGCTTGCCTTCATAGGTAGCACCCTTGTGCCGGCAGAAGTCGACGGCCACGGCGAAGTTGTGGGGGCTGTAGCCGCCACGGGCGTTGGTCACCACACCCCCTGGAGCCGTTCTGCCCTTCGCGTAGAGCGCGTTTTGCTGGTCGAAGGTGCGGAGACCGCTGGTGGCGACATAGATCGCTCCACGGGCCTGGCAGGCAAGGACAAGCGCATTCAGCTTCTCCAGGAAGGGTTGGTACATGGCCAGGGTGTCAATCCGGCCCAGAAGGTCTTTCTTTTGATCATCGGTCATGGCCTAGAACTCCCACTTGTAGATACGGCCCGTAGCTCCAGTGCCACCGTACTTGGCGGATCCGGCGAAGTTGATCGGGGTCCCGGTTACGCCGCCGCCGACATCGAGGACGATGGTAGGGTCGATGTACGAGTATCCGATGAGGATGACGCCGCCACCACCACCGCCGCCGGGACCTGGGTTGGTGGTGCCGCCGCCGTTGGCGCTGCCACCATTGCCACCCTTGGCTTCGATGCGAGGTGCAGTACCGCCGCCACTGCGGACGATGTTGTTGGCCATGATGCGGACAACGCCACCGCCGGCTCCACCACCACCGCCACCCGTGTTGCCGAGGAAGGTGTCTTGTCCGCCACCGCCGGCTCCACCACCACCATAGATCGGGTAGAAGGTGCCGAGGAGATGGATGCCGCCGTTGATGAGAGCGCTGATGGGCAGCATGTCGCCGAAGGCGGTGACAGCAGACGACGCCTGGTTATAGAAGCCGGCAAGGCCTCCGTTGCCACCGTTGGGGTCGCCACCGGGATTGCCCTGGCCGCCGCCCGAAGAGCCGCCGAGGCCACCGAAGCCGCCGTAGTTGACGTTGTAGCCGGCAGCGCCACCACCACCACCACCACCGCACATGAGGCCGATGCTGGCCGTGATCGAAGTTGAGCTGGCACCGTTACCAGATGTGGCCACGGTGAAGCTGCCGCCGACGGTGCCGGCAGGACGAGTGGTACCACCGCCGCCAGGTGTGGCACCGCTGTTGGCGCCGCCGTCACCGGCTGTCAGGGGGCGGATAACAACGCTGTCGCCGATAGTGAGCGTACCCCTGACGAAGATGCCGAAGCCGTTCATCTGGACGATGATGCTGCTGTTGATGGTGAGGTTTTCGTAGTAGACGTCGTTGGTCAAGCTCTGGTTCGTTGACCACGTAGTTGTGCCGGTGCCGTAGCCCGTCGGGCCCGGGATCGGGAAGCAAACATTGAAGGCGTCGATGCCGCCCGCGCCGCGAAGTGGCATGATTATTCCGTCCTGTTGTAGGGAGGGATCCAGTCCGCCGGCAGAACTGGAGCGCCCTCAGGAGGTGGAGTGGGCGTCATGACACCCTCAGGAAGAGGGAGATGCGCAGGCACAATCGCGTCGAAGCAGGTCGGGCACAAGTTTGGGCTCTTGAGCGGTTGCTCGACTTCGGCATCGTCTTCAAACGACGCCGTACCGAGAACATTGGAGCAGTTTTTGCATTCGAGATTGATTTCCATGGTCATTCCTAGAAGGCCGGGCTTTCAGCGATAACGCTGATCGTGTTGTCCTGCCACTTGATGACGAGTTGCTGGCGGGTATTGGGGGTGCTCAGTCCATTGCGGCGAATGTACAACATAGCCGAGTTGCTCGACGCGGGCAGGTTACCTGGCTCGGAGCCACCCGACACTGTCTTGACGTCGCGCAAGATCAGGCCGCCGCGATTGGTGATGCCAGCCACCTGCTGCGGGCCAGCCCGGAACCAGCGCTGGAGGTAGCCGTCGGTGGTTGCTCCGGCGCCTGGCTCGTAGACCTCAAACGCCGAGGCGCCATAGCTGTTGATGGCTGTTGACGAAGGCAAGCCAGTGACATAGACGTAGCCGGCGGCGGCTTGGAGGGCGATGCTAAGACTGCCCGTGCCGCCCGTGGAACCGATGTTGATGGCGGTGGTGGAGCCGGCGGTGTTGGTGCCGATGTTGATGGTGGTTGTGTTGGTGTTGGTGCCGATGTCCATCACGCCAACGGTATCGCGCTGGAGACCGGTGCCGATTACCTGTCGCGTTCCGTCGAGACCAGCGATCTTGTTGGCGATGTTGCGGCTGCCGCTGGTATAGACGAGGGGGTTTGACCCAGAAAGCGTGGCTGTGGCATCGAGCTGGACGACGCCGGCAGAAACTGTGGTGGCAACGACGAAGCTGGCATTGACAGGGAACTGGGCATCCCTGGTCATGATGCACTGGCTGCCGCTGCCCTTGCGCCAGGCCAGGACCATGCGTGAGCCCGGGATCGTGGGGTAGCTCAGAGTCGTGAGCTGGGCCTTGACGGGCTGGAGGGCGCTGCCACCAGTGCGGTTCTGGGTGCGATCGAGGTCGACGTAGATGCACTCGCCGTCGGCGAGGTTAGTCAGGCCAGAGCTGTCAGTAAGCTGGTCCTTGACGTCGTTGTAGGTGCCGGTGCTGTTGTCGAAGACGATGGTCAGGTTCTTCCAGTGGAGGTTGGTGCTATCCCACTCGAACCAGTCGCCGTTGGTGAAGGTTGAGCCCGTGCGCACGAGCTTGACGTTGCGGTCTGCTGTTGCCGAGTACCAGAACTCGCCACCACCAAGCTCCCAGAGCCTGGTCATGACCGAGTCCATCCACTCCTTGAAGCTGGTGATGACTTTGTCACCGACGGCGAAGTCGGTGTTTAGGCCCGTCTCTCCGCGCCCGCCGGGCCATGTGTAGGCGTTCTTGGCGTTGGTGACGGTGCCACCGGTGCCGAGCCTGAACTGGAAGTTGCGGGCGTCTTCGATCGCGGCCGAGACCGAGGCCACGTTGTTGAAGGCGTCGGTCGTGACCTTGGCCAGGGGGGCAACGCCAGGCGTCGACGAGAAGTCCTGGGTCGAGATGACGATGAAGTAGTCGAGGGTGCGACCAAGAGGAACCGTCTTCGGCTTCTCCAGGTTAGTGTTGGGGTCGAGGAACTGGACCAAGTCGGCCGTGGTGGAATCAGCACTGCGCCTGAGGTCGATGCCGATGTAGTTGACAGCGGAAGCCGTGAAACCGCCCTGGACCCGGGCGTTGGCCGCGTTCAGGGTCTCGGGGGCACGGTCGGCAGGAACCTGGAAGATAGTGCCGTTCTCAGAGGCCTCGGGGTGGAGGATAACGGAGCCAGCGACCTCGATCTGGAGGCTGGAGGTTGGGGTGCCGGCAGAAACCGAAATCAGCTTGAAGCCGGAGATGACGAGCGGGTTCTTGCCGGCCATGATCTGGCCCGCGAGCAGGTCGAAATCGGCAGCAACCGACGACTCGATGGCGCGAATGTGTGGAACGTCCACCCTTTGCTGGCCGAGGATATTTGCCTGTCGTGCGACGCTCATGTTGTCCTTGGGATGTGTAGAAGATTGCGGCGCTTACTGCGTGCTCGCCTCATTGGTCCAGATGATGCCGGAACCAGAGACTTGACCCGACATCAACGACTTGGCAGAGATCTGCCAGGACTCGGAGTCGGTGGCGCAGTAGTCAGCCTTGAAGAGGGTGAGGTTGGAAGTGCGCTCGACGAGGAGAATGGTGAAGTATTTCTCCCTCGACAGCAGGGCCTGGTCGGCGACAACACCAGCACCCTGCATGCCGCCGTCGCCAATACTGCGGAGCACGCCCATGGTCCAAGTGACCTCGGTAATGGTAGCTGCCAGCTCGACCGGGTAAGGGATGTCGATGGTGTGGATCTTCTTCCTGGGGGTGATCGAGTTCCACTGGAAGCTGACGACACGGCCGAAGAGCTTGCCGTTGATGTAGACCAAGACCTTGGCCGCGCTGACTAGTTTTGGACGATGTGCCATGGCCTATTCCTCTCTCGCCGCTGCCAAGTCGGCATCGACGTCGTCCGAGCCCCAGACCGCGACCTTGTCCGAGAGCTTGTTGGACCCGGACGCGGGCAAGCCCTCGCCGGCCAGGCCTCTGTCGCCGGGGAAGACAACGGCACTGTTGACGGTGATGCCGGCGCCAACCGCTGCTTCGATCGCCTGCTGAGCCGCGACGCGACCTGCTGGCGACGCCGTGATGTAGAAGGAGCCGACGTCCTCGGGGGCATCTGGCACGAATGGCCCCTTGTGGGCGAGGGCGGTGACGTTGGTGCCAGACTTGACCGTGGCCGGAAACTTGAAGCCGTAGTCGAGGCTGAGGCTGGTGGCGCTGAGCCTGCCAAAGTACTTGACAGGAGCTACTTGGTTGTCGTAGCCGAAGCTGAAGACGAGCCAACCCTCTTCATCTGGGAATTGGGTCGCGTCTGCCACCTCGACGCTGGCGTAGCGCTGGCCCTTGTTGAGGTCTTGGGCTGTGGTTGACTGATTGCTGGTGACGGCGACGCCATCGTCTGGACTGAAGATGTAGGGGCCTGGGATTGCGCTGGCAACAGCCTTGACCGGCGTCGCGATGCCGTCGCTGCTGCCGTTGAGCGTGTACTGGGTCTCGTTGGTCTCATACGTGAACGTGGTCGCTGTCACCGGCGCCACGACTTGGAAGATGCCGTTGAGGCCACCGCCAAGGAACTTGTCGGCGTTGGGCACATACAGAGACAGGCTCGATGCCGAGTTGCCGGTGGCGGGGTTGTAGCCGCCGACGATGGCGATGAGGTCGTCGCCTGCAATCGCGGAAGCCGCGCCGGCCCTGCGCGTGGCCAGGGTAGCAGATCCAACCGTCCACTTCATGCGGACGGGGTCAAAGAGTTCGGTCTTGAAGCCACCGACGACGTCGCTGCCTCCAGCAACCACGACCTGGTTGCGGCTGCTCAGGTACTCGGCAACGACAGTGTCACGACCCCAATTCAACTTGCCCGCAGGCTGCCAGGCGCCTGTGGTCGGGTTCCAGATCTCGGCGTCGAGGACGTCGATAGGGTCCGTCGTTGGCTGCGTCGGGTTGAAGCCGATGCCGCCAACCACGAGCACGCGCCCATCGTTCAGGAGCAGGGCGCGGTGCCCGAAGCGGGCGTTGGCGAGGCGGCCGGTATAGGCCCAGGTGTTCGGGGCCTGTCCATTGATGGTGACTGACCACGGATTGTAGATCTCGCAGGTACCGGAGATAGCACCAATCTCAGAGCGAACGCTCCAGTAGAACTTTGACCCAGTGCCAAGGCTTCGGCCGCCAATGACTAGGACACGACCGTCCTGGAGAACAACGGCCTGGTGCTGAACGCGAGCTTCTGCCATAGACGCCATGGCGACGAAGTTGTTGCCGAGGCCTTCGACAGCGCTGTAGCGCTCGCATGAGCTGAGAGCGGTGGGGTTGATGGCATCGCCACCTACGTTGAGCCCACCCATGGCGAAGAAGCCGCCGTGTTGAGTGGTTCCAGGCACATTGAGAGTAACCTGAGCGTGGGCTGCGCGCTTGGTGACGAGGACGGTGGTGCCGTTGGCGTAGGTGCCTGGTGTAGACGAGCCCGAGATCGTGGGCGTGAACACGCCCGTAGTCGTGACGACGTCGCGGCCCCCGAACAAGCTCTCGCCACCGCTGACAAAGACCTGGCCGTAGTACCAGCTCGGGTTGATGCCGAGGCTGGCACCGGGGTAGTTGAGGGCATGTGGGACTGCGTTCGAGCCACCGCCCTGATCGGTCTCAATGAACGCGACCTGAATGCTGCCGTTGGCGAGTCGGGTCTGACCCGTGATCATGAGGCCATTGAAGAAGGTGATGCTGTCGTTGATGCTGCCGCTGACGAGGGCGTAGCCGAAGCCGTGAAAGATGCGGCCGTCGAGGAGGCGGACGGCGACGCCGCCTGCGGCTCCATTGGCGTGGACGGTGCCAGCCGTGGCCGACCAGATCGAGCCCTTGCTCAGGTCGCTGGTGGATGCGACTAGGGGCCCGGGGTAGCTGCCGGCGACAGTGCCTGGGATGGTGGTAGCGCCAAAGACGCCATCGATCATGACCTGGTCGCCGATGGCGAGGCCGTGGTTGGTGGCGGTGGTGACGGAGACAATGCCTTCGATGCGTTCGAGGGACGTGATGGCGCTGCCGGCATTGAGCTGGCCGTAGCTAGCCTTGGTCTTTGAGCGGCCGACAGCCTGAGACGTTGCCGGCAGCACGATGTCGACTTCGTCGGGGAGCGAGGACACGACCACAGCTCGTTCCCGCGAGGTGTGGATGGTCTTCCGCGTCGGCCTGAAGAAGATCATGGACTCGATCTCGACCTGGGTCACGGACTGGGCCGTCCCATTCACGTTCTCGATCTCGAAGTACTCGGTCAGGACGCCGGCTGGGTAGGCAATGTAGACGTCGACGATGGCGAAGCTGCCACGGTTTGCGGGCAAGAACTCAATGCCATAGATGTTGACGTAGTCGCCGATGCGGACCTGGTTTAGGTCTGGATTGAGGACGCCGCCCACGGTCTTGGCGAAGCGAATCCTGTTCGTGAGCAGGTTCTTGGTGATGGTCCAGGTAGGGAGCAAGGCCAGTCCATCCCAGGTAGGGAGCAGGTCCGCGAACTGGAGCGAGTTCTGGGCCTTGCCACCACTGACACGGGCGCTGCTGCTGAGGCCAAGGGCGCCGCTGTAGATGCGGACCTTGGTAGTACCGTCCTGGGGGTCGGTGACAGCAACGGCAAAGGCGCGGCTGTCGTTGAAGCGGAAGCTGCGGGTGAGGGCGGCTGCGACCTCGGCGGCGTTGGCGATGCCGGCAATCGCAAAGTCGTCCTCCATGAAGACGGTGGAGATGGTCTTGTTCTCGTCGAGGACGACGACAAGATCATCACCCTCTTCCATGAAGAAGGGCTCGGAGAGGCCGCTGTCGACATGGGCGCGGACGCTGTCGGCGCCGTAGAAGACTTCAAGGATGTCGAGGAGCGAGCCCTCGACGAGCTTACCCGTCGTGTTCTTGATCGCGTACTGACGGAAGAGTTCATCGGGCATGCCGATGTTCTTCGGCTTCTGGAGGCCATCGTCAGCAGCTTTGCGTTCGAGGTAGATGCCGGATGCGCTGATCTTGAAGAGCTGATCGAAGGCGGTCTTGGCGGCGTCGAGATTTTTCTGGTCACCGGTGGCGATGGCGGCGATCAGCGCATCCCAGGCGTCTCCCTTGAGGGCTGGGTTGAGGTGCTTGCGCAGGATCTCGGCGGGGCCGTCGGTGACAGCGCCCTTGGCCACAGGCTCCTGGGCCGAGAGCAGGGTGACGGTAAAGCTGCCACTGCGTGGGTTCGAGATTGTGGTCGCGTCCGTCATCTGGACGTTCGTAGCTACGGTAATGGTCCAGGTGCCTGCTACGAGGGGCCCGGCCAGGAAGAGGTCGATGGCCTGGGGATCGCTGAAGACGGGGGCGGCGCTGGAGATGGCGTTGAGGCCAGGGCCAGAGAGGACGTAGTTGAAGGGATTGGTGGCGTCGTTGGCGCCAGAGCTGGAGACAGCGAGCGGGTCCTGGGTGAAGCGCAGGCGAATGGTCGCAAGCGCGATCTGAGTCACGCTTTGGAGGCTGAAGCCTGAGCCTGTGAATGTAACGAGAGAGGACATGATCTTAGATCAAGTTGCCGCTGATGTCGTGGATGCCGGATACGGTCACGGTGTAGAGCTGGGCCCTGGTCTGACGCGAGGTGACGAGGCGCATGATGGTGGGCGAGACCACGGTCACGCTGACCACGGTCAGGGGCGGACTGATGCTGTAGTTGGCGGCGATAACAGCTTCGGCTTCATTGACGGGCTCGTCGAAGACAACTTCCATGAGTCGGGCGTCGATGCTGCGGGCCAGGAGCGCCTGCGGGTTGTTGCCGGCGCCGACGTAGTCGATGCTGAAGAGGCCATCGAAGGGGTTGAGAAACTGGTCCACGAGGCCAATGTGCTGGATCGTGACTCGGTAGAGCTTGCCGGTCGTGTGCTCGGTCGTGTAGAGACGGAGTCTGTTGGTGACGGGGACGACGGCGGTGACGGTGACGGCTCGGCCACCGTTGAGGCTGGTAATAACCCATTGCGTCGGATCAGCACTAGGGCCAGATACCGAGGGCAGATTGTTGAAGACGACGTCGATGTAGGTCGAGGTCACGTCGACGTCGAGGGCCTGAAAAGCCTTGCAGGCGACGTAGACGGCCGTACCCGGGCTGCCAAGCCCCTGCGTCGAGAGCAAGGTGCTGTTGGATCCGTCTCCGAGACTGCCAAGTCCTCGCGTAATCAGGAGCGGCATCGTTAGACCGGGGTGCGGGCGTAGGGGTTGGTAGAGGTCGGGAGACCGTTCTGGTCGAGGAGGTCGACTTTGAGGATTGGGGTCACGTCATCGTCATCATAGAAGATCATGCGATTGGCGTCGGGGCCAGTGACCTTGATCTCCCACTTATTGGTCTGGAGCTTCTTGATGAGGGTGAGGTCGGTCTGGGCCGTGGCCAGGGCCGTGAGAACGTTGCCGACTGCCGTGGCAACACTGGACGTGGTGGCGTCGGCGTTGTCGATGTTGAAGTCTTCAGGGCGCAGGTAGCCGCTGACGTAGGCGGGGTTGGCGCCGGTGGCGATCATGAAGGCGATGCCACGGTTGGCGGTGAAGACGGGGAGGAAGTAGTAGATGCCGCTGCTGCCGATCTCGACGAAGCTGGGCTGGGTCAGGTTCGCGCCCGTGTCATCCTTGTAAGATGCAAAGACCAGCGACCCGGCTAGCCCCGACTGTGGGACTCCGGTCGTCGTGTTGAACACGGCGAATGTGAGAATCTTTGGACTGGCCATTGCGGTACCTACAAGATTGCTACGGGGACGCCCGCCGACCCCGAGGCTTGGTTAGAGGGCGGCGGCGCAGGCGGGGCAGTAGACCTTGAACGGGGCCTCGCTGCCATCGGCCTGGACCTCGACCATGCGGATCCAGCCCTCGGGCAGGCGGGAGCTGGTGCAGACCATGTTGCCGGAGCCATTGATGCTGGCGCTGGTGGGGACCATGTCGGTCGGGTCTTCGGTGCATCCCGGCTTCTGACAGGTGACGACTGGGACTACGAGTGAAACTTCTACGTTTGCCATGATACCTTTCCTTTAGGTGTTGCCTGAGACGGCCTGGTACTTGATCGTTGCCACCCAGTTGAAGGTGGTCGCCGCGAGACCGGTTACGGAGACGCGGACGTTGTTGCCGGAGACGGTGAAGGTTACGTCGATGCCGGCACTGGTCTCGACGTCGGCGTGGACATCCTGAACAGTGCCCTGGATGGTCGCGCCGCCGCCCTCGCGGTAGACAAGTACCTTCTTGCCGTACATGGCGCGCTCGGTACCAGCCGTGTCGCGGCCGATGACAGAGACCTCGACCCAGTACAGGGTGGTATCGGCAAGGGCCTTGCTCCAGAGCGTGGTCTGAGTGGCGTCAGTGGTCTGGATCGCGGCCGTGGTCTCATTGACCTCGGAGCCGGCGTAGGCAGCGTGCGCCTTCTTTCTCGTGGCAATGCGCTCCTTGCCTGTGTTGGTGCCGAGGCCGACGTCAATGTTGAGGCCGATGAGGGTGCCGGTGATGCTGGTGCTGTCAGTGCTCTCCAGCTTGTAAGAGCTGTCGACGATGCCATTGGAACCAGTAGTTGCGGCGTGGGTGTGGACCTGCTTGATGCCGGAGCGATAGGTGGAGTCTGCGCCCTGAACCTTGGTGCCAAACAAGATTGACTTACTGTCACTGCCGTCATTGGTGGCGTTGATTCTGATCTCGGATGGCGCCGCCGTGTACAGCCTGAGGTCTTGTCCGCCGGTGTACCAGCTCGTGAACTGGCCCGTGGTGTAGATATTGCTGACCTCGAAGCCCCAGTTCGTGGCGCTGACGCCGAGCTGGCTGCCATCGATGCAGTAGAGATAGTGAGTAACTGTGGAGGTCGGGGAAGCGTTGTCGTAGAAGCGGAGCTTGCGGACGCGGAGGTCGGCGCCCGTGGTCGTGTTCGTGCCCTGGGTGAGACGGACGATGTCGGAGGCTTCGTTCGTGAGCCGGCCGCCGGTGCCGAAGATGATGTCGGTGGCGCCAGCGCTGCGGCCGATGGTGACGGAGGCTGCGTTGGAGGCACCAAGGGCGAGAGCGCCACCGGTGCCTGTACCAGACTTGGCACCTGCATCGAGAGTGAGATCGCCACCGTTGGCGTTGCCAGTGCCACCGGTGCCGGCATCGCCTGCCTTGACGACGGTGTGACCGCCACGGCCGGGGTTGAAGGCGCCGGTGCCGTTGCCGCCGCTGCCAGCGATGAAGTTGAGGAGGCCGCCATTGCCTGCGTTTGCCGCCGAGGCGTTGCCGCCGTAGCCGCTGCTGATGCTGAACTGGTTCGAGCTGGTGTCGGCACCGGCCTGGGCCACACTGATGCTGCCGAAGTTTTGGTTACCCGCAAGTGCTGTGGTCGCGGTGCCCGTGAAATAGATGAGGTCGCCGCTGGTGTCACCGAGTTCGATGTTACCGTAGAGCTGGGTGGGTCCGTTGGAGAGAAGGGTTCCGCTGACTGCGGTCGTGATGCCGGCGCGGCCGATATTGATGGCGCTGGCGCTGGAGGTGCCAATGCTGATGACACCGCTTGTGCCAGTGCCGACCTTTGCCCCAGCATCCAGAGTGAGAGCGCCACCGTTGGCGTTGCCGCTGGTGGCGTTGCCTGCGAGCAGGCTGAGGGCGCCGCCAGCTACGTTCGAGCCCGTGCTGTTGGCAACGGCGATGGTGTGAGCCGACTCCTTCTTGAAGGAGAGGTTGCCCGCGACCGATGCCGTGATGGTGAGATCGGTCGTGGCGACGTTGCCGAGCGCGATCGTGGTCGCGTTCGCGTTGCCGATGTTGATCGTGGTCGTGTTGACGCTGAAGGTCTTGTTGACGCCGCTGATGATGACGTCGTAGTAGGCGCCGCCGCCATCGGTTCCGACGTATACGGAACCATTGATGCCGGAGCCGGTGCCGTTGCCTGCGGCCAAGTAGGTACCGCCGCCGCTACCGCCGACGCCACCACCAGCCGCGCCCGCGTTACCGCCGCCAAGGACAATGAAGCCGCCATCGCCGGCTGCGGCTGTAGCGTTACCACTACCGCCCTGGTAGCAGTTGATGTAGATGTTGCCGCTGGCGCCGCCTGGGCTGGTTCCGTTGGCGTTCGAGCCCTGGTGAGAACGAATGCGAACGTAGCCGCCAGTGGCCGAGCCGAAGCCGGTGTTGGTGCCACCGCTGCCAGACTGCATGTCGATGGGGCCGCCAGGGCCTGCCGTGCCGCCGCCTGCTCCACCACCGCCACCACCCGCGCCCACGGCCACGGTGAAGTAGCCGCCACTGGCTCCTGGTTGGGAGCTGCTGCCGTTGCCGCCGGTACCAGTGCCAATGTTGGTGTAGCCACCATAGCCCGCGATCGAAGACGCACCACCACTGTTGCCACCGGTGGCGTTGCCGCCGAGGTTGATGGTGCCGCCATTCTGGCCGTTGCTGGTCGCGGTGCCGTTGCGGCCGATGCCGGGCTGGATGCCGATGTTGCCGCTGGCGCCGCCGCCAAAGCCGCCGTCGCTTCCGCCCGTGGCCGTGCTGATGGTGATGGCGCCGCTGTTGCCGCCGACAGCAGACGCCGTGCCCGCACCACCAGAAGTTGTTGCGATGGTGATGGCACCGCCGTTACCGCCAGCAGTACCACCGCTACCGCCTGCGCCCTGACCGCCCTGAACCGTGGCCGCGCCTGCATTGGCACCGGTACCGTTGCCGTTGCCGCCAACGATGGAGACGCTGGTGCCTGGGGCCCCGGCCGCGCCCACGAACTGGGTCGTGGTACCAGACAAGCTGACGTTGACGTAGTTGGTGGTCGAGTTGGCCTGGATGGCAATACCCGAACTGCCAGATCTGATGAAGGTCTGGCTGTTGCCGGTGTCTCCAAAGACGCTCTGGCCACCGTTGGTGCTGATGGCGAGGATGCCAGCAACAGAAAGCTGGGCCAGGGTGTCGACGGTGCTGATCAAGTTCTCAGCACGCAGGTTCAGGTTGCCGGTGGCGTTGCCGACGGTGATGTTGCCGGCGCCGTCCATGTTGAAGAGACGGAGGCTGCTAACCTGGGCTTCGATCGTGGACGAGATCTGGGACAGGACCAGGGCCGGAGCCGCAGAGGGCGTCAGTGTGATCGTGGAGCCATTCAGTGACGTCGGGGCTCCTGCACGACCGAGCGTGGTCGCGGAAGCGTTGTTGGCGCCAATGGCGATGGCGCCATTAGTGCCAGCGCCAGTGGCAATGCCAGCGTCAATGGCAATGGCGCCGCCATTGTTACCGCCTGAACCACCATTGGCCCCGGCGTCGCCAGCACGCAGTTCAACCAATCCGCCAGCGCCGGCAATGAACGAGCCCGAGCCGGCGCCGCCGGTGGCACCCTGAACAACAATACGACCGCCGGTGCCGCCAGGCCCAGTCGATGCTGCACCGCCAATGCCAGACACGAGAGAAAGTTCACGGCCTGGTTGATTGCTGGCCGAGGACAGGACAATGATGGCGTGATTGGAGACACCGCTGAGGTAGATGGCGTCATAGTCGATGGAGATGGTGTGGCCGGCAGTGCCAAGGATAGCATTGCCGCCATCGACGTTGAGACGCATGGTACCATAGCCGCTGGTGCCCGATCCAGTCTGGAGCTTGATCTGACCGCCGAAGCCGGCTGTGGCAACACCGCCAAAGATGCGGACACCGATACCATCGGTGGTTGAGGAGGGCTGAACATGGACTTCACCAGTGCCACTGAGGAAGCCGATGTCGACAAGGCGCGTGACATCGAGATCGCTCTGGATAGCGATCGACGTCGATGTCGTAGACCCCTTGGGGAGAAGATACTTGCTCATTTATGCGCTCTCGATTGTTGCGCTGACGTAGACGCGGTTCGCGGTGCCGGCAGTTGCGGAGACCGAGATTGCTGCGGCCGTGGCATTGATAAAGACCAAGGGTACGACGTAGCTGCCAACGGCCTGGGCCGCCACGCTGAGAATGGTCTCGGTCTGGGCACCGCTGCCGTCGGTGTAAGTCACAGACAAGCTGAGATTGGTTGTGCCAGTGACGACGCGATAGTAGATGAAGACCTTGTGGTTGCCCTGGACCGAGGGCGTGAACGTGGCCACGGTGGTTGCGCCAGTCGTTGTGAGGAGGCTGTCGCTGACACTGACCTTGTCGCCGAGGACCACGCGCTGGTAGGCGCCCCCGTTCTCGCTGGCCTCAAGGTGTTGGGCCGTGCTGTTGTAGCGGAATCTGCCGGTCGAGGCCGGGGACACGGCAGCACTACTGTTGCCGATCTCGATGGCTTCGTTGAGCCTGATGGCGCCGGCCTCTACGAGGAGGGCGTAGGCGTTGGTGATGGTGACGCCAGCGTTTGCTGTGGGGGCGCCGGAGATGGCAATGGTAG